CAAATTGTTTGCAAGTTCGTAAATATCAACGCCTTCAAACACTCTATTATATTTATTTTCTTGCTTACATAACGTGTTCCATAAAGTAGGCGTATTTCCTTCTTGCTGGCAAAATTCGTTTTTGTCTAAAAATTCGTTTTTGTAAAGAATGTCCTGTAAAAACGAATAAAACATTTCTATTATTTCCTTTCTATCTTTGTCAGTAACGCCACAACGGAAATTTCGAAAACTATCGAACCAATCAAAAGATAATTTTTTGCCTTCATAGCTCACTGTTATTATATAGTGGTTATGATTTTCCGGGTATTTTTTATCCCACTTACATACCTTTGTGTTTGACAAAGTGCAAGTAAGTTCTATTTTATTGCCGTTATAGTTCAAAATTGCCTTTTTACCGTCTCCATTGTAAATAATAGCGGGTTGATCCTCAAATTTTTCGCTTTCCGTTTTTTCGATCAAACGGTAAACGTTGCAATACCCGCAGCTTGTTACGATCAAATATTTTGTTTCGTACATTTCAAGTAAATAACATTTGCTATCCTCAAACCAAATTTCATACGAAATACCGTTATTATCAAAATGTGCCTTTGTGTCAATCTGGTATTCTTTTTCAAAAACACTTTCAGGAAAGGAAAGAGAGGTATCTATACCCTTTCCAAGTTCCGCGTAATCACATTTACATTCTTTGGTAGCTTTTTGCAAATTTGTGCGCTTACCTGTTACAAAACCATTTAAACGATAAATTGCTTTAACGTCGTTTGCCAAACTCTTTACTTGGTTTGCTGTTAATTTCTTTGCTTTCATGTCTGTAATTATTTTAGTTGTTATTATTAGTTCTTTTCTTTGATACAAATGTAACACTTTAATGTTACATACCAAAGGTTTTATAGTTAAGAAAGGTTAATTTGATGATTTTTCTTTGTTTTGTTTGTTACTTATATCAAAATTGAGGCGAAGCGAAAGCGCGCCGGCGCGGGCGGAACCTCAATTTTAAAACAAATAGTTATAACTTAATACCAATAAAGAAAACCTTATTTAGAATGAATCTAAATAGCATGATACACAATTATTTGAATATCAACAAATTACACAAATACCTATCAAAATAAAAGAAAAAGAATAGAAAAAGCATGTCGAAAAACCTATAACTAAAAAAGTTATAACGAATAGGAAAAAAGAGAAAAGAAGGAAATCAAAGGAATGTAAATATGAAAATGTTAGATAAGTAGGTATAAAAATGTGATTTGTGACTTTTTAGATTATGCTTCAAAATTTAGATTATATGATTTTATTAAATGCAGATATTTCTTTTTGTATGGTTTGTAAACTTTGGTATATCTCTATTAGGTGCATATTTAAAAATTTAGCTTTGAAACTTAGAATTTATAATTTTAGAGGTGTTTATGTATGTATTTGTCCGCCTCACCTACCATCATCCTCCCCAAAAGTCCTTTCCTTCATTCCCTCTATCTTCCTACCTTTTCCACTATTCAAGCGGTTGCCAGAGTGTTTGCTATTTTGTTTGAGAGATACTTTTCCCACTTCTATTTTCTGGTTGTTGATCGTCTTTTATATCTATTTTTATACTCTATATACTACCTTATCTCTTTATGGGATAATATATCTATTGTTTTTAAAAATGAGTCTATGTCGCTGCAACGCGCCATATACAACTCATTTTTGAGAGCTATACTAATACCAAATTATACCTATTTTTAGCCGTAAAACCTCAATACTTTTCATTTTTGACACTAAAATAGGCAAATTGACTTATTGTATATTTTTTTGATCATTCCAAAAAATCGAGTTTTTAGATTAAAAATAGATAACTTGCTAAAAATCAATATTTTAAATGAATTAATTTTTCGAGTACGCCCTATAGGCAAAAAAAGTTTGACTTATTGTACTTTTTACAATGAAAATAGGGATATTTTAAACTGAAACCTTTCAAATTTGACACAAATAACCCTATTTTGATATAATAGGGCATTACCTGTATATACGAGTATCATATATAGCTTCGTATGCATTTATATCTTCTTTTGCTCTGGATATATCCTTATATTTGATTTTTCCTATATATATTATATATAATATATATAGGAACTTTTGTTTTTGGTGTATACACTCTTGTACCCTTTCTTTTATCCTTGTACATGGAGTATGTAGGTAGGTGGCACTCCCTCTATATCCTTTTTGCTTCTCCTTTTCCCGTTCCTGTGATCTAATTCCATAATCTCAAATAATCGTTTTTAAGGCTTTATTTCCTTTTGGGTGGTATTGGTGTATCATTTTGAAAAGAAAATGCCAGAAATAAGCGGAAAAGCAGGTAATCCGGGGTATTTTGTTTTAGTAGGGTATCTTTAGGGACTGTTTGAGGACTCTCCATATAAAGCCTGCGTGTCTAACATGACAGTGGACAAAATTCCTAATTACATTCCATTTGGCAAAAATTTTACAGACATACTTTTATTTATCTATTTAAATTTCAATCAATTATAAATATTATCAAAAAAAGAAGTATGACAGGGAGGGTATTTATTCTCCTATACAATAGATAACATGTTCAGTTATGCTACCCTCATATATAGAAATTTTGAAAATCTCTTTTATATGAGGCTTCCTTCCTTTTTTTCTTTTTTAGCCGGTTTTTTTATTGAGAAAGGGGTAGGACATTTCTTTTCTTTCCTATAGGTTTGACTTTCCTGTTTTTCTTTCTTGATATGTACAGAGATATGGATTTGGTTTCCTATTGGCGATTTTGGTGGGTTGTCCTATCCGTTTTTCTTTCGGAAGGGGAATCCTTGCGGATTCTTTGTCCCTTCCGAGGGATAATCGCTTCGCTCAATACATAAAATCTCCCTATTTTAACAAAATGATTTAGAAATAATTGATTTTTCTATCAAAATGATAGCAGGGAAATCGGGTTTTCAAAACTTTTTTCGCTATAAGGGAGTGGACGAAAATTGAAAAATTTAAATTATTGATTTTCAGACTTATGTGATTTTTGATGGGTTTCATTCAGCTTATTTTTCGACTGTTTTTGAATTTTGACTATTTGTAAAGTAAACAAAGACTATTCCTATTAAAATGATACCAATAAAAGTCCAAAAACAGGCTAAAATGTAATAGTTTATTGTTACAAAATAGGGTAAATCTCCTACTACAAATACGTCTGGATTGCTATAAATTACACCTAAATGAATGGAATTTTGCCTTCTGGAAAGGTGATTTCTTCTATTTAACCTTCTGTAACAAATTTCCTACCAAAATGCAACTATTTACTATTACTTTTTCAGATTGGTTTTAACAATTGAGGTAAAATGAGACAAGAAAATGGTGATTGGACTTATTGTATATTTTTACAATAAGGTGTAAAAATGACGTTTTGGTAAGTTTTTGAGTTAAATGATTAAATATCAATGATTTATTAATTTTGAAAATCCGACTTCCCTTATAGGCGAAAATGAATTTACTTATTGTATATTTTTGACTCAAAATAGAGTGATTTTAAGGTCTAAAATATGGATTTTTGATTTTAACATTTGGGTAGGAGAGAGGGAGAGAGTATTTATAAGTAACAAACTTTTTATGGATTTGTCACAATATAATATGTCAAACAGTATTTTTAGACTAAAATGTAACATTATATTGTGACAAATTGAGTGATTTTTCATTTTCATTTTGAAATATATTCTTTTAGGAACTTGTTCACGAGATAAACTTGTCCTTTCCCGGTTACAAGAGGTGTACTTACCGTAATCAAATCTCCATTCGGTTTTGTGATCGTTCTTTTCTTGATCTCAAACATCCCTGCTTCTACCCACCTTTGCATAGGTTGATTGTAGTATTCTCCTTTTGTTCCAAGATATCCGCGTTTGCGGAGCCACTTAAACATCCGGTTCTGCCCTACCTCCATTCCATTTTGGCAGATGATCTTGGCAAGTTCGGCTACAAGGCAGGAACGTTTGGATTCGGTTACAGCCATTGCAAAAATCACTTTGGGCAAGTCTTCTTCTATTTGGTTCTCCAAGTTTTTGTTTTCTTCTGCAAGCTGTTTTGTCTGTTCTTTTAGAGACTGTCTTTCTTTTTCTTCTTGAATCCATGCTTCGGCACGTTTGATTGGATCGGCAATCAGATAAGACGGATTTTCCCCTTTCAATTTCTTTTCGCAAGCAATAAAATATTTCCGGGCTTGTTTCCCTTTCTCATTTCCTTCTACCATAGATAATTCTTTTGCTGCATCCAAAGTAAGGGCGTATTCTTTCTTCGGTCTACCTCCTTTTGAGTTTTCCCCAAATTCGGTGAAAACCACATAATCTTCATTTTCAGCCAAATCGTATCTTTCAATTCGATCCTTTATCCAGCTTGAAAAATCCTTTCTGCTTTCAAGAAACTCATGCAAGTCTCTTGCGTTTACCACTGTTCTCCCATCATTATTCTTGATAGGGATTAACTGATCTTCTACTAAAATTTTAATTTCTTTGTTCATAACTTTTGTATTTTAATTATGTTCGTAGGCAAAAAGAAAACGGCTTTGCCTTTCCCGGTTGCAAGCCACATTAAGAAGTACAGAAAGGTTTCCTTAACGTTGGGAAGGCGAAAGCCGTTTATTGTGTATAGAACGGTTATTGGTTTCGTTTCTTTTGTTTTCCGAAAACCTGTTATACCTGCATCAATGTAGCTTGCGCTGCAAATATAGCAAGATTGTTGGAACAAATACCCTATTTCATAGTAAAAAGTCTTTCTATGATTTTTATTGTTTGTTGTTAGACTTCAATTTATCCGCTCTTTTCTGCAAACTATCAGCCAGTTCCTCAAAGGCGATGTTAATCAAATCACAGTCTTTAGATGTTCGGATTTTGTCTGATACGCCGGCTGATTCAATAAGTATTTCTACATTATTGGCAAAGGTTTCTAACGCCAATATCTTTGCTTCTCTCTTATTCATATTTCTTATTGTTTGCTGTTGTTCCACTTCGCGTTATCCGGTATTATATCTCTAAAGCATTTCGGCACATCACCCTGATGCCACCAATCGTTAGATATCACCTTTTCTCCAGAGTTTTTAATGGCTTCCATCATCCTACCGCCAAAACCCATGAATCGTCTTGTCATGTTATTTGTATTAGGAACGAATGGGTTGGCAATGTATGAAACTCCATCTATAATTAGCCAATTGGGATCGTTTTTGTGTTGCTCATACATTCTTATCCAAAATGCACAATGGTAGCAAACACCGTCTCTTTCCATGATTGTACGGATATCACATTTTACAAAATGCTCTGGGTTCATGTCATGGATTTTATTTTGTTCCGACCCATCTTCTTGTCCACACTTAGGGCATATCTTTTTCTTCGTTTCCATATTCATTCTTTTTTTTTGTTTTTACCTTATTCTTCCCATTCTATTTTTACTGTTTTGTAATATAAACGATTTGACTTTTCACCTGATTCCATTCTATCCTTTGCTTCTTTTTCAGATTCAAAAAGATTAAGTCCTGGGAATAGTCGTTCATCTTTATCTTTGTACAAATTTATCCATGCTTCTCGTTTTACAGCTTTCATGAAAAGGTCACACATACATCCCCTTCCATCGTTACTGAATCTTCCTTTCTTGTTATAAGAAAAGATAGTTTCATCACCAGCCTCTTTTACTAAGGCCACAATAGGATAATGTCCTATTCTATCAAAACACAAGATTCTCGCTTCCTTACCATCTCTTGTGCACACCGGATGTCCGACTTTCGCTTTTTCTAAATCAAATTCCTTCATTTCAAAATTTCATTTTTTCGAGTTTGACAATCTGCTTTTTCAAAGACTCGATTTTCCTAAGTCTCATATCTTCCACCTTTTTCAAGACTTCTTCTTTTGTGTGAACATAATCTCTGTTTGTCCACATAATATTCATCTGATTTTTTGACTTAGCATACTCTCCATAAGTACTTTACTTTATTTCAGTATCTACCTCTATGATACCTTTTGTTAAAGCATACTTGAATACAAAAATTTTCTTTTCCATTTTGATTCTGTTTATTTTAAATGTTTTAATCTTTTAATGGCATCTTTTCTGAAATATGCCATTACTTTTATTCCTTTTATACAAAAATCTTTTTCCTGTTTCTTTTTCTCTGGCCTCCGGTAATTGGGGTTCATTCCGCTACCCGTTTTAAATGGATATGTACTTCCATTTACACCCAATGTGGACATCATTAACATAGCTGTCAGCATTCCTCTTTTCATGACTTGTTTTTATTATTTGTTTTTTACATATCCATTCTTAACACACCACACCAACATTTCATAGGCAGCCTCAATAATATCTTCTTTTTCGAAGATACTAAGAATAGACCGGGTATAGGTATCTTCATAAGAAATACTTACACCATTGACATGTTTCCTAATAGTCAGCACATTATTGTCTATAGAGCCAGGGAGAATGTCTATAATATCTTGCAAAGTGAAAGTGGGAATTACCTCATGAGCAGTAAACCCTACACCCATAAATTCTTTTTGCAGGCTTAAAAACCAATTACCTTTAGAAGAATCGTTTATCCTACTTCCATGTGATCTTCTTACCCAATATATGTTGGATTTGCTTGTATCAACACTCAACTCTTTAAGGCGTTGCATCTGGTCAATTGATAAAACTTGATTTGTCATGATTTAATCCTCCATAACACCTAACAAATCATTTAAATATGCCCATTGTATTGTTTCACTGAAACGATACAGAATACACCCTGGACGGGACGATACAAAAACTTGATCTTCTTGAAGGACACCCATCAGTTTTCCTTTCTCATGAATACAAACGATAAACTCACCAACTTTAGGCTTTACTTTTTTATCGTACCATACATAATCTATAAACCAACCAACACCCTCTCTAAAAGCACCTGCAACACTGCTTAGATTTATATTGTTTTGGAAATTCCCTTCTATCAATTCTATCTCTCGTTTATATTCAAAAGATGCTTTTATTATATCTTCTCTTTTCATACCCATTTCACTAATTCAATTGTAAATTGTCCAAACGGTATATATTCTCTCAATTTAGATATTGTTCCATCCTTCTTTGCTTTCATAAGAATAGGAACAACTTCATTGCTTACAATTTCATATCCAGTTACATAAGCAAATTTCTTTTCTTCTGGAACTATTCTTATTCTATTATTAACAAAATCTCGGACTTCGTAAGCAGGAATAGTCAAACAAATTTTACTCCCAACAGGGAACTTTTGATTAGATGATATGTATTCTTTCTTTAATCTTATCATCTTTTGTTTCCAATTATCAATCTCGAATTGAATTTCCGCTTTTCGTGTTTCAAAATATGATTTATCCATGATGTTCAGTTATTTTAGTTATTCATTAAATACAATTTATTCGATATGTGTATTCATCAATCATATCGTTACCGATAATCTCAATTAGTTCAAAGAATCTTGTAGCTGGGCAAACATGACCTTCAATCTCTACACAAAGACCATCACCCGGCATACAAGCGCAACCTACATTATCATTCCAGTTTATATGCTTTTGGCTTCTTTAGCTACTTTATCGCAAGCTGATAAGTATTCAACATATTTACTATTTGCTCTTTTAATTTTCCTGAATAGTGTATCGTTCATATCATTCTCTTATTACTAAGTACACAGTTCCCACTAATTTACCATATTTCTCTACAGTATCTATTATACTGGACATATCACCGTCAGTAGTATTAGTCAAAGTAAAAGCTGCCACTATCTTTCCATATATCTCATCAGAAACAAGGTAAACCCTATCATTAACCATTATATGTTTCATGATATTAATAGTCTTTTTCTCTTATAGTTGCTATGGCAAGAATTTCAATAGCAAGAACGATCGTGCCAACCCAAAAATAAAATTCAAACCCAATTGCACATAGCGATACGAATAACAACGCAATTCCGCATCTTCCCAAAAATTTATTCCAATCTATCATAACTTTTCTTCGTATTGTTTGTGATGAACTTTTTCTCTATCCGTATAGTAATCTCTTTCAATCAAATCCATAAGTTCCGACATGCTTTCTGAATTATCGTCAGAGGATTTTCCTTTAAAGAAATACCGCATATATTCTGCAAGTTCTTTTGCAGCTTCATGAAATGCTTTTTCTTTAGTTTTCCATTCATCGGTAGGAACAAAGCCTCTTTCTTTAAAATGAAGCAAATACAAGTCCAGATAATATACAGACAAATCAGCCATATTGAGAGAAAGATTGAGTGTCTTTGCTGCCCAAGAAACAAGTGATTTTTCTAAATTTTGTTCTTGATAATAGAATTTGTCTTTAGATTTCAGATAATCCAGTTCTTCTTGCAGGCGTATTCTTTTTTGATTCAGAAAAGAAATTTTTGCCCAATTCCTTGTACTTCTTGCTTTACTGATTTCTCTTTGAACTTCCCTTAACTCAATAGAGACTTCTGTTTTTGTTCTGTCTTTCGTTTCCATGTTTTGTTGTTTTTGAGATGATTAGATTATTCTACATCGAAAAGTTGATCCATAGAATCAAGTTCCTTTTTCAGATCTTCTTCGTTACTGAATCTGATTTTAATACTGCCAAAAGAAGTTTTGAACAGGAGATAATGTACATTTTCATCGGAACGGGAAACAGGTTTATATTCCCGGAACATGGTCTTTCTGATATAACTGTTTCCTACTTTCACAAAATCTGGAAATGTTGCTATCAAATGTTCTTTGACCAGAACCATTTCTATATTGTCTTTGAATGGAATAATTTCTTCTTTTCCTCTGATCTTTATAGAAAGATAGGGTGAAGTATTTGTTGTTCCTTCTTGGAATTTGAAACAAGAAACAACTTGTTTGGGTAGTCTTCTGTTTTGTAAGATAAAATAAGCCATTGCGATACAGTTTAAAAAATGAGATAAAACTCGGCGGAAGCCGATCTTTACGGAAAGATGATGAATCGTTCCGCCGGGAAACTTAAAAATATAATTACGAAAACTGGTATATAGTTACCATTATTCTTTAGGATCGTCTTTCGTTCCCACCAAATGTTCGTTTCCTTCAAAAGGAATACATTCATTCCACATACCGGAAGATGTAAAATATTCGCCTTCTTCTGAAATATGAGAAAATAGATCGCAATGCCAAACGTTAAACATTCCTTCTTCACAATCCTTTACAAGCACTTTCTGAAAAGGCTGGAATTTTGGTGCTTCCTGAACCTTTACCGCAACATATAAAGGTATTGAAATTACACCACAAACCGAAATAGGTTTCTTTGCAGAATTGAAAATAAAAGGATTGTTAGTTGCAATAGAATTTTTAGTTATATCCAAAGGTTTCAATTCGTATTTTCCCAGTTCAAGCATCCATTCATAAAATACATAGGGAATATCGTTTAAATAGATACCCTTGACTTCTACTTTTTCAATAACTAAGCATTTTCCACAAAGTTCACTTAATACCTTTGTGAATGAGCAACTGTAACCGGTCACTGTTACATTCCCTTTTTCGTCTTTGTTATTGTTGTACCAATCAAGACTTTTGATCCGCACAATGTCGCCTTTTTTAAGTTTCGTTTCCATACTTTTCGTTTTTATTTTGTTTGTTACTATCAATAAATCAATCCTTCTTCTCGTCGCCAAATAAGTCTTTTGGAGAAACATCAAGAATATCAGCTATTTCTTTTAACCGATTCATGGTAGGATTTCCATTCAGACATCTATAAAGAGATTGTCTTGTTACTCCCAATTTTTTTGACATCTGGGTCACAGAAATACCTTTTTCTTGCATGATCTCTTTGATTTTTAATCCATTTTTCTGCATTAAATTTAAAATCGTTTTTCTTTATTCTGCCACAAATGTAACACTTTAATGTTACATGACAAAATATAATGTTACATTTTTGTCGAAATTCAGTCAAAAACCTTTAGTGTCAAAATAACACTAACAAGAATGACTGCGATAGGAACAATGATTATCTCATTGTCGGGTACACATACCTTTGCTAAACCATCTGTTACAAGATACGTCATTACCGACTTAATCAATCTGCTTTCTGTTCGCCTATCTTTTCTCATGTTGGTGCAAAGATATATGTAACAGTATAATGTTACAACATTATTAACATTTGTTAAAGTATTTGTTTTTAAATAGGAGAGGACTTACTTTTGAAAACAAAAAGTACAGTTATGGCTACATATCAAGAAAGACTAGAAGCAGCTAAGATAAAACTGCAAAAAATTTACCCGGACGCAACAATAGAACAGACTATTGATGATAACGGAAACGCTATCTGGAGAACAAATGTGCCGGGAGTGAAAATCATCGAAAGTATGAATGTAAATGCTTTGGAAATCGTAGTAGAAAATCTTCGACAGGCTTATAGAGCTAAGTTGGGAGTGAAAAGAAACTGATAATAGATGAATTGAATGAAGTAATTATATCATTGGCGATAAACAGTAATTGAAAGGGATGCTTGCGAAAGTGTCCCTTTTCCTTTATCTTTGAAGCGGTTAATTAACTCAAAATAAATCACATCATGAACAAAATTTTATTGACATTGGCTTTTATGTTCTCCTATGTCGCCTGTATTTTTGCACAAGGGGAACTTCCAGAAGAAACAGTAGATTACGCTGCAAATTTCGCTACTTTTGCAGGAGTAGTGGGTGTTACAGCAGTCGTAACCGAATTTATCAAGAAACTTTTCAAAGTAGAACCTTCCGAATGGGTACAACGGATCATCTCTTGGGTGATCGGTATCGGACTTGGAATGTTTGCATGGGGATTCAATCTTGGAATGTTTGAAGGTCTGGATTGGTGGCAAGCACTCTTATGGGGATTTGGAGCAGGATTAGCATCGAACGGCGTTTTTGATTCCGGGCTTATTGAATGGCTGTTTGGATTGTTTACCAAGAAAAAGGAATAATCTTCTTCATCACACTTTTGTTTTTATTGGTTCAGGCGGGGCGAAAGTTCCGCCTTTATTATACTATACATTAATATATACAGCTATGACAATAGACGAAAAATATACAAAACTGAAAAGCATTTTCTTTAAAGATTTTGTAGTAGTGGCAGAGAACTACAATTGCCGGGGAACTAATATCCCAGCAAGTAAAGTGACAAAGAGTAACACAACAGGGCTGAAAACCTTATATTGGGGAGACGGGACGATCAATATGGCGGAATACCTACATTATTTGTATATAGAAGCTGTGCTGGGGGATAAATCTTGTGTAGATAAAATTTACTGGTGTCTTAAATCAATAGAAAGACTTTCTTTGAGTGTCTATGAGGATGAAAAGATGAAGAATCCAAAAGTATATTTTAAATACGAGCCTGGATTCTTCCTTAGAGACGACATATCGATAAATTCAAAAGACCTTTTTGACGCTTTCAAAGTGGAAAGTGGTTACTCGAACGGTATCGAACTTGAAAATGAAGACCCCTGCTTTTCTCCTTTTGTATCACAAGACCAAATTTGGAACTTACTTCCATCTCTTACATTAATAGCGGAGGGGATGGAAGATCACAAAACAGGCATTTTAGCAAAAGAAATACTGAAAAACATTCTTTCCTATGTTTCTGATCACGGACATACCATTTACAATCCCTATTTCAGTGCATTGAAACATTTTTGGACGTACCTTCCTTCTATGAACACAGAAAAAGTAAAACCATGGGATAGGGTGTATGATAGGAACATTCATTTGAAATACACTGTAAAAGTAAAAAGAGGTGCGAACAATTGGTATTTTGCTTACGGATTCAGAAAAACCCTCAAAAAGTTTGTACCGGAAGCGAAATTGAACGGATTTATGACCTTTTTGTACGGTGTCTGGTACATTCCTTTCATTTTCCTTGCTGATAGGGTGTATTCCCCTATCGTGACACGGTTTGGAGTAAAAAGAAAGGACAATTCCTATTACTGTATGTCATCTGCGGGTGATGTTTGGTATGCCGGTAGGAAAAATTATCTCAAAAGAGTGTGCAAAAAGTTTAATGAGGATAAAGAATATGCTTTTCCTGCACTTGCAGAGTGTCTAAAACAGGAAAAATGGCAATATATTGACATAAAAGCATTGGAAAAATGGCTGAATGACTATGAATTTGACGAAAATTCGTTGGAATCACCCGTCAAATTCCTAACTTTGTCATGTTACTTGAAGTTGATCCAATCGCTTGCTTAGACAATCAATTCTTTCATGTTTTCTCCCGTTCTTCTTTATTGAGGGACGGGAGTTTTTGTTTCCATTAACGAGAGTGTAACACTAAAATGTTACATTTTAAAGTAATTTAACTCCATAGACTGCATTTTGTACAAAAACGATATTACTTTTGCAGCACAATCAAGTAACAACAATAAAAATAACAATCATGAAACCTTTCAATTTAGAAGAAGCAAAAGTAGGCAAACCCGTCTGCACAAGAAATGGTAGGAGAGTGGAAATCATTTCTTTTGAAAATCCGAGCAACAACAACTATCCTATTTTGGCAAAAGTATTTTTCGGTAAAGATGATTATGAAGAATTTACCTTTACAGAAAGTGGAACGTTTTTCGTTGCTGGTAAAGAATCTGAAGCAGATTTAATGATGACAGAAGATGAAACGGAAATAGAAATCCCTTCACTCTGGACACAATCTTGTACAAAAGAAAACACAAAGATCAATTATACAATCAAAAACTAATAGAAGACATGGAAGTAAAGATGACGGAAAGACAAGCGTTGCTTTATGAAGCGAGAAAGAAAAAGCTGTTTAGGGCTTTTATTATGACCTGTATGTGGGGAGGGTTTGGGCTTTATTACACTGGTAAACCTATTATCGCATCCATCCTGACCATTTGTACCCTGTACAACATTTTAGGCGCTGTAGTGACCTTATTTAAGGTCGATTTGGTGAACTGTGTTGAACACCTACTTTGGTTTACCGGATTTTGGATTTTCTCAATCCTGATAGCGGTTCCTTTGGCAGAGGATACAAACAACAACATCAAACGTGAAATCATTAAAAACAACAAAATAGCATGAAAAGAGTAATTTTTATCAGTATATTACTTACACTTATTTCGATGTGTGGATGTAAACAGGAAGCCTCTAAAGAATCAGAAATTTCTAAAGAGCAAGAAACTCCCAAAGAATTGAACACCTATCAACTCATGGATATCCAATTTAAAATATTGGATGCTTCTTCTAAAGATTTTTTAATTGAAGAAGCCGATAAACTCATTCCAAAAGAATGTTACGGCGAAAGAATTGCTTTGGATTCTGATGAAAAATCCGTAGAATATAAACTCAATACCGGTTGTCAGATAAATGTGAATGAGGTTTTTGACGAAAAATTAGGCGTAGTTCCTTCTATAAGCCTCAAAACAAAGTTCGATATTTACGATATGAAAGATATGAAAACCTTTATGGACGGAATTCTGGATTATCTGAAAGAGAAGAAAGGATTAAAGAAAGAAGGAATGGTCGAAGATATAGATAAACCAGATTACAAGACTGTTGCTTTCTTTTGGGACGGTGGATTTAGTGTAGTTGAATTGAAACAAAACGGAACGATTGGGCTTGATCTCATTTTTACCAACTATTACGACATGAACAAACAGAAAAAGAAATAGGAATATGGAAAGGAAAGTGAAATATTTTATAAGCAAAAGAAGAAGGCTCTTATACCTATATTATGAATGGGATGGAGATGTAATGGAAGCGTTTCTGTCAAACTTCTTTCTGCGAGGTATGGATGTGGAAATTATTCCCAAAGAACAAAACAGATCAAATGAAGAATTATTGATGGTAGGCTTTGCTCCAGGAAAGAGATTCCTATTAAGAATAGGTGATGGTATTCTACGTGATCCTAATTGGAGAGCTGCCAGACGAATGAAAAGAGAATATGGCAGGGATCAAAATCCTTTTCCCGGTCTTGTGGAAGTAACAGACGAAGAAAAGATACGATACGTAGAAGAACAAAAAGAAAAAGGAATTATCAAATTCGACAAATCATTTGTAGAATCTTTACTACCTTTGGATAAAAGAGTGGAAAACGAAAATGTTCAGGACAAAAACAAGTAAAAGATTTCAAACTGACGGGTAGGAACTATTGTGAAATACCTTCCTACCCAAATTTTCAAAAGCTGACATAGTGTGTTAAAATCATAATCTATACCAAAGCCTCAACAAAGTTTCTTCAATTCTTATTTTACTATTCGATGGATGGGTAGCAGTCATTTGATTTGCTACCCATTTTCTTTAACAACCCTTTCCATCATGCTGCCTACCCCTTCGGGGCGGCTTTGTAGGGGAAATGGCATTCCCTCACTTTGTTCGGTCATTGGAAAATAAATTTTCCCTTTTTCCCTACAGGAATATATATATACTATCGTATATACATATCATTACAATATACATAAAGTATATCAATGATTGAAGGAAAAATCGAAAATTCGGGAATAGGAGTATTCCCTCATTCTTTCGGATTTTTCCGATTCACTTCCCAAATATTTTTGGTAGAAGTATTTCCTATTAAGAAAGAAAAGATGAATAAGGGAAAGGTAAAATAGGAATACTCCTATTAAAGAAAAAGAGGAAAAATACACGCATGTGTACGTGAAAGGAAAATTAGAAAACAAGACTTAGGGATGGAGGGTGGGGAGGAGACCCTACGGGCGCGCGAGAGACGGATGCTGTGGCGGTGCGCCTTGTGGTACATTTTCCGCGCTGTTTCTTGCTTTTGTCAGTTTTTATTTGTACTTTTGTGGCGTAATCTACGTTTTGATGTAGTTTACGCTCTAATAAAGATCGTAAGATAAAGTTCATATAAAAAACTTTTAAATGAATGAAGGAATGTTGGGAAACATTCCTCTTTTTTTATGTAAAAGTTTGTTTGTCGCTTTTTTTGTTATTATTTTTGCGGTGTGAGACAACATATAATAATAATTCAATATTTATTAAAAGTTTTTTTGTATGAACAGTCGTTATACAACAAATTACTTATTAAGGTCTGACTTAGAACAAGCAGCCTTCCGTAAAAGAAAATCCTCTATTAAATTGGATATTTTGAAGAAAGAAGTAGAACTTGTACAACAAGGTTTTATGGAAGAAGAAATATCCGAAGCAAAAGAAAAAATGTGGAAACAAGGAAAACATGGCAGTCTTGAAAAACTTTCTTTCTCCTCTAAAGAAGATATTATAGACTTTTTGAGAGAAACTTTTGGAAATGTTTCTCGTAAAGTTGCTTTAAAGATATTGGAAGATAATACACCTCAAATCAAAATAGTTTCAAGGAAAATTATTAAAAAAGACTCTTATTTCCCTTGGAAACCCAGCAAAACAATAAAAACCTACCATTTTGAAATAGAAAATAGGGTTATTTATGAAGATATGTTTAATATACCAGCATGTCTTTTACGCCCTATCAAAGCATTTAAATACACTCAAAATTTTAAGAATAGTGAGTTAAGACTTGGTTTGAAAGAAAGAACTCTTTTGATATATTTGGAAAACAATAGACGGATTTTTTATCATAATTGGGAAGTAGCAAAAAAAGAAAATCCTTCTATTAAATGGAAACCATCTTTGTATTTAAGCCAAAAATCAATGGCAGAAGATTTGGGGTGGTCGGTTGAGCAAGTCAAGTACAGTATGAAAAAATTGAAGCTCTATTTTGGTAAAGATTTTTACAGAGAGCGTACAGAAAAAGAAGAACAGTCTCGTAAAATAAAAGGTTGTTGGAATTTTCAAATTAACCTTCCTCCTATGCGTAAATGGAATGCTATTATTATGAAGAAAATTGTTATGTACACGAAAAGTGCAGGGGATTCTGTTTTAAAAAAGCGTTTTCCTCTTGAAACTTATCGTTATCTCGTCTCAGCACAGCGTAGAACAAAACAGTATGATTGCTATGCAGAAAATTTTATGAATGATAGTAACAAAGAATATGAGCGATTATGCAGTCTTGCGAGTAGAATAAGGTCTTATTTACAGGAAAAGAAGGAAGTTACTGCCGACTTTTTAAAATCTCTTATATTTGACAAACGTCCACTTACTTACAGAAAGCGAGTGCCACAACCTATTGTCAGAAATTATTATCGAAAACTTTATAAAGCTGCGTAAAATCATGGCAAACAAATTACCTAACATCAAAAACAAATTTTCCATGACGGAAGAAGAAAAGAAAAACGTATTGGCTTTCTATAACGTTTCAGAAGAACAAAAGAAAGCGATCGTAGAGAGTTATAACGGCAATCCAGAAGGATACAAGGCTTCTATTGAGAAGATGTCGAAAAAGGAACGTGAAATATCTCTACTGATAGCTTCTGCATGTGGGATAAACATTAAGGATATTTAACATCAAAAATTGCAATTATTGAATACAAAAGTTGTATGTTTGCAGTCGAGATGAGATAGCTTAAAAAGTTGAAGTTTGGGAAGTGATTCGCGATAGCTTCCCTTCTTCTTTTTGAAGGCTATGTGAGGTTGATGGGAAATGACTTTAGGGTGTTTCCCAAAATTAAGGAAGTGTTAGATCGAATGTCTCTAATGATAAACGAACCGAGTCAGGAAATGCCGGCTCCCCTATAAGAATCGTTCCTAACGAATAAGTCCCGAAGTAGGGCAAATGGCGGCTTGTAGGATGTCGTGAGATAATGGTTTCTCGTGAGAAAGGCTTCTTTTGAAGTAACATTGTCCTGCGGGCAGAGTGGCGAGACAAATTCACTTCCTACTTTAAAGGCTTTGCCGTTACCTTTGATCCCTGTGCGGAGGGAGATCGGCACTTGTAAGCGATACAAGTACGGTTGCCGCACCAACATAGAAAGTATTGCTTACAAGTTTTTCTTTATAAAACACTCTTTTATAGGAAAAAAGTTTTACTTTTGTATGTGTTGAATTATAAACAATTACATCCATGAGTGTACAAGAATTTCCTATAAACGAATTTTTAAGCCTTGCAGAAAAGAACAACTGGGAGGTTTATACGTTGGAACAAGTGAAAAACTTTGCTTCTGACGTTGTAAAAAGCATTGATCCTACCGAACGGGAACACGGGGCTATTGATTTTGTGTCCCTGAATCGTGTTGTTGTGGTTGACGAAAACTTCAACAAATCTGTTGTATATTATAGAGAGCCGCAGATTGAGTGGAAAGATGCCGATCAAGAAACAATTGAAAAAGCCGGAGCAACCGGACTTCCTGTAAAAAACAAAATAGGTTTCTATAAAGATACTCCTGAGAACAGAAGAAAAGGAATTGTGGGTATGCCTTACAAAAAAGATTCTGACTACAAGAAAAAGAAGGAGGAATCGGAATCCGACAAAAAAGACTGATTAGAGGATTGATGATGGAGAACAGAAGATTATATCATTTCAAATCTTATTTAGGTAGCTTCTGCTATCCTATACTGATCGCTTTACCTTTATCTCCTATTGTGGACTGGATAGAAAAATACATATTCAAAGATTGGGAGTTTTTGAAATTCCTTGTTGTCCTTATTATTGTGGACACTCTTATTAGTTGGGTATTCCATTTGAAGCAAAAAGACTTTTCATCGAAAGGTTTTGGAATGATCCTGACTAAAATTTTTGTATATGGGTGTTTGCTTATTGTAGCTCATGTTTTGGGGGAATATACTATAGATGGGCATACAACCACTACTTTTACATGGTTTCGATCTCTTATGAGCACAGCATTAATAGTAAGGGAATCTATCTCTATAGTGGAAAATTCAGGTAAGATAAACCCTAACCTTGTTCCTGTGTGGGTGAGAAAATATTTAAGGGAATTTGACGAAAATGGATTTTTAAGAAAGCCCGGAGAAAAAACGGGTGATTCCGAAAAAGATACAATCTAAATTTTTATACAAATGAGACTATACAGATTTACTAATACAGATAAGAAGATTGACGTAGTGGTCGTTACGGATGGCTCTTGTGAACAAAAAAGAGTATTTATCACAGAATCACCTCGTGGCGTTGTAACTCCGGGTTCTACTAATGCTACAGAAGATGAAAAAAAGGGAAGTGATGCTTTTCTTGCTTTGGGCTGGAAATGGAAAGTCGGTGAAAGCGTACAACATGAAGAGTTGGTAGAATTTGCTGAAAATAATGCTCTTACATTGATGATTGAACCGCAGGGGTTGAATGAAATTGTTTCTGTAAAGGCTTCTTGGAATAGTAGCAATATTTGTATCTTGGAAATTGCTACGACTGTTCCGGCAGAAAAGGAAGTGGAGATTTATTTTCCCAATACAGTAACATTAAAGGATTCTGTAGGACGTTACGGAACAATCCGGGGAGACAAGAAAACTCTTGTTTCGAAAGTAAACGGTCGTACACCTATGGAATTTTCTTTGGCTGATCTTGGTTTGTCTAAAAAGGAAGATTTGAATCTTGTTGTTATGTCTGACGATGGCGTTCAGAAGTTCGAAGTAGTGGCTCATTAATTTTAGAAGCTATGTTAAGACTTCTTTTTACAACAAAGGATTTAAGCAAGCAAATGACTGTCATAACTGATGGTATTGACAGTCAGATGAATGTCTTTGTGACTGAAAATACGGTAGGTGATATCGAGTATTATAAATCTCTTGGTATTGTAATTGATGCCGGTGTCACCTATAATATTGGTAAGTTCAAAGAATGGTGTCTTGCTAATGGATTGGGTCTTATTGGCTATCCCGAAGGACTGGAAGAAGAAAAAATAGTTTATGTGAATGTTCTCGACAGGACAGAATACACGTTTGCATTGCAGACAAAATCACTTTCTTTTGTCAATACGGGAGAAAGCAAGAATTTTGTCGTTACTTCCAGCAAACAGGAATATCGTGAGGGTGCGCCTTATGGAAAACCTATAGCCGTTGCCATTCAGATTAAAGTTTCCGGTACAGGGTTTTCCGGTAACGCAGGGATAAGTCAAATTTCTGCTACAGAGAATCCTACTGACAAGCAAAGAACTGGTACAGCTACAATCATTCAGGATGAGAGTGGAAAAACAGCAACCATTTCTTTAAGTCAAGCTGCATCCGTTATCACTTATGAAAATACGATCACAGCCAATAAGACAACTCTTACTTTTGCTGCAACGGCAGGTGATCAAGTGGTCACAATCACTTCTACCAGACAAAAGAAGCTGAACGGTAAGAACAGTGGTTCTCCAACTACCGTAAATACTACAGGAAAGGTAACCGGTACGGGTTTCTCTTTGAAAACTCAATCGGGAGCAAATTATACCGTTTCTGTTACTGAAAATACAAATGAGACTACCGGAAGAACAGGGACTCTTGTTGTGACACAGGAAGGGTCGGGAGCAAAATCAATTACGATTAATTTAAGCCAGCCAAAGGCAACTGTTGCTTATGTTTATAATTTGTCTTCTAATCCTTCAAGTGTGGAATTTGCTGCTACGGGTGAAACAAAAACGCTTTCCATTTCTTCTACAAAACAAAAAACAGTAAATGGAAAGAATAGTGGTAGCCCTGTGGCTGTGAATTATACAACGACAGTTTCCGGTACAGGGTTTTCCAAAGGAACAACGGAATATTCTGTTGTGGCGGCAGCCAATACCGGTGCAGTGAGAGAAGGGTCGGCAGTTGTAAAACAATCGGAAGGAACAAAGCAAATAACAATTACGTTGTCACAGGCAGCAGGCACTTCCGCTTAATTTTTTATTGACGTGAGTAGGAAAAGAGACAAAAATAAAAATCAAGGAAAGTCAGACCTGTTAAAGGGTCTGACCAGCCTTTCTTTGGAAGATATTGTAGGATTGCAAAAAACTCTTCCTACTGTACTTCAATCTAAATTACAACAGATGTCCCGGTCTGACAACTTGGGGGATTTGGTGAAAGCTAATCTTTACATGGGGAACATCAACCAAAGACAGGACGATGTAAAGGCTGTGTTCTTCAACCCGGACGAAGCAAGCGATACGGGAAGGGGTTACAAAGACCCTAACTTTTACGGTTCTATGCCCTTTGAGGTGCTTCGGAGAATGGGAGACATCTTTGTTGTTCGGGCCGTTGTCAATACTCGTGTTGAGCAGGTTCAGAATTTTCTTCATTTCAGCACTGATGAGCAGAAAGAAGGATACACTATCAGAAGAAAACGGAATCCTTTTGAAAAGGTAAGCGCAGAACGCTCAAGGGAAGATCAGATAAAAATCAATTATATCAGAAAGTTTTTGGAAGAAGGCGGTTTTCACGACAAATGGGAATCGTTTGACACATTTCAAGACTTTGGGAGAAAGGTTGTGTTTGATAGCCTTACTCTTGATCAACTTGCTTTTGAAATAGTAAGGGACAGATCATGGAATCTGGCTCGTTATCGTGCTGTAGATGCTTCTTTGGTACGTTTTCTTGACAGTATCGATCCGAAGTTCCATGAAGAATTTGAACAGTACCGATTCAAAGGATACTTACCGAAATATTGTATGTGCTGGCAAGGTCAGATCATGCAGCATCCCGTTACGCATGAAAGCGTTATTTTTTATCCTTGGGAGCTTGGTATCGGTATCCGAAACAAATCGACCAACATCTATAAAAACGGGTATGGAACATCTGAACTGGAAACATTGTCCAGCGTTATGACATGGATTTTGTGGGGATTTGAATATAATGGTTCATATTTTTCTAAGGGGTCTAACCCTAAAGGAATTATCAATGTTAAGAATCCAAACATATCACAGGCTTCTTTAAGTGAGTTCAGACAGGCATGGCAGCAGACGATGGTGGGGGTTCAAAATTCTCATAGAACGCCGATTATAAACGGTTTAGACCTTCAATGGGTTGATCTGTCTAAAAACACCAACCGGGATATGGAGTTTAGCGAGTGGGTAAAATTCCTACTTGTTATGACTTGTGCGGTTTATCGCATTGATCCGTCAGAGCTTGGTTTCCAATTCAAAGATCAAACAAATATCTTTGGACAAGCTGGACAAAAGGAACGTTTGCAGCATTCAAAAGATAAAGGCTTGAAACCTATTCTTGTGTTCTTACAAGAAGTAATTAATTACTATCTTGTATCAGAACTGGACGAAGATTTTGAATTTGTCTTTACAGGTGTAGATGCGGAAGATGAAGGAAGACAGGTTGAGATTGATGCTAAGAAAATTCAAAACGGTATGGTTTGTCTGGAAGATATTTTTGAAAAATACTCTGGACGTAAATTCAACCCAGAAACTGATACCATTTTGAATCAATCCTACCAGCTTCAAAAGCAAATGCAATTACAACAAGCTATGTATGGTGGAGAAGCGATGAATGAAGAAGTGGATCGTCAGATAGCTTCGGAAGAAAAGGAAGATACACAAAAATCATTCAGTTCAAATCCTATCATGGATGCTGCTATGTCTTACATTGAGAAGAACTGGGGGGAATCGTGAACGTTCGATATGTAAAGAACATAAAAGTCGAGAAAATGCCGTTGGTGTCAAATATACATCATCATGTTGACCCTATGCGCTATCCTAAAGTACAAGAAGGTTATGAAGGGATGGCGCAGGTCATTTTCTCGACACAGATAAACAATATGTTAATGGATTTGACTAAGAAAATGGTCAGTCAAAAATCGAAGTAGTCTATGCTATTTACACCGGAAGAAATACAGCAGTTGTTTTTCATTGTCGATTATCGTATTGCACGAGTGATCGCCGATGTGTTGGGGAAAGATTATCTTTCTTTGGATGATATAGACGTGCTTAAAAGGTTCGATTTTGACTTAAAGACAGAAATCCTTAAAATACCACCTTATTGGCAAGCATTCATATTTGGACGGTTAGCAGCCATACTTTCTCCTACGCAGCTTTCTTCGCTTGATTTTAACGACTTAAAACAATATGTTGAAAAGGAACAATACCCGGCATTGACAACAAGGGAAAAGGCAGAATACAATGCGTCGGCTATGCGTTCTTATTCCTATATAAAGGGAATGGGAAATAAAATAAAGGATTCTCTTTCTTCTACTATATCGGAAGAAGAAATGAAAATAGCTGTTGCGGAACGAGAAATGGAAGTTGAAACAGCTATTAAAGAAGAACTTTCAGAAGGGGTTCTAAAAAGGAAATCTGTTCAGTCTATAGTAAGTGCGCTTGGACATAGGCTGGACGAATGGAATAGGGATTGGGGACGTATTGTTGCTACTGAAATGGAGAATATTTTTCAGATAGGAACAGCACAGATGATCATGAAAGAGCATGGCATTCATGCAAAAGTTTATAAGGAAGTGTTCCCTGGCGGATGCCGATATTGTATAAATGCTTATACTACAAACGGTATAGGTTCTAAACCTGTTATTTTTGATTTGTCTGAATTGATCGCTAACGGCACTAATATAGGTAAAAAGTCAAAAGACTGGAAACCAACACTTTACGTCTTGCACCCGAATTGCAGATGCTTAATTCGTTGGTTGCCAGATGGTTATGAATGGGATGATAAAACACAGTCATTTGAACCTAAAAAAGTAGATGAAAGTAAGCGGGTTCAGAGAAAATCAAAGGTAAAGATAACTGTAGGTACAAAATATTTTGAAGTGTAATGAAACAAAGAACGATTTTTAATTCCGGTTTTATCAGTATTTCTACTATTGACAGTTCAAAATGGATAAAGGACATTCAAGTAGGGAATGTGATAAAAACCGTTTCCGGTTACAGAAGGGTAGCAAAGGTTACACAGTTTGAACTATCTTCTGTTCCGCGCATTTTTGATATATGTTACGTTACGGAAGATGAAACTCTTGAAAAGGGATACCGTGAAGATGCCTTGCATAGAGTGGTAGATGGTTCTTATGTTTTGTGTCATAATAAAACAAAAAGGGTAGATAAGATAAAACCGGGTGACGTTCTTATGCTTAAAAATGGATGTAAAGGTAAAGTAACCAACATTATACAGATACCTATTGCAAATGTTTCGCAATATTTCTATACCTTTGAACTTGATAAACCGGACTTTTATTTTGCAGACAATGTCTGTGTGCCGGATGCGACAATTTGTAAAGACAAAACAAAATAATTTCTGATATGGGTTTAAACTTGAAAGCGTTGCTCGGATTGCAGACGCAAAATGAAAAAATAGCTGAATATAAAAGACTTCTTAAAAAAGGAAAAGAGGTAAGCCAAGAGATAAGTTCACTTGGTGAAATCTATTCCATCCAGAAGTCACAGTATGATGAACTGAAAGGAAGCGAAGATGCTGATGCAGTTGCAAAGGCAGAAAGTTGTTTTAATGAGTTTTTAAAGCAACAGTCTAAAGACTTGATGGACGTATATAAAAGAAGAAATTCTATCCAGAAATCCATTGCAAAGTTGGAAAATGACGAAGAATTTGCTGAAATGGCAAAGGATATTCGTCAGCTTGGAAACTGCCGGGAATTATGGAAACAGGGTTTGATCAAGAAATCCGTTTACTTCGATCTGTTTAAGGCAAAACAAGGCAAAATTCAATTTGTAGATGTGCTCGTTTTTAGAGGAGACAAACTTCTTATTTTGAATCGAGTAGGAGAAAAGGGTGCGGTTTCAAATGATTGGTGTATTCCGGGCGGACACGTTGATCCGGGAGAAACTTTTTTGCAAGCTGCCAAAAGAGAATTGTTTGAAGAAACAGGTATTGATATGTCGGAAGAACTTTTGATGCCGGTCGGTAAATACATTCCAAAGAGAAAAGGTATTGAAATTCACTATTTCATGTGCTTTGTTGATCCTGATGCTCCTGTCAACATTCTTGTGGACGGAGAAGAAGAAACAGGTAGTGAATGGATCAATCCTCACACTGAACTTGACCAATATAATTTTATCTTTGATATGAAAGATAATATCAAACGTATTCTTGGTATTGAGGTACAGGATGAGTTTCAGTTGGTAATGAAATCTTTCAAAGAGGGCAAAATTTCAAAGGATGTATTCACCTCCTATTGTGAAAAGAATCCTGAAAAACTTGAAAAGTCGGCAAACAAAACTTCTTTTACGCATGAAGAAAGAAAGGATTTGGCAAAGAAAGGTGAAGCAATGCCCAATGGCAAATATCCTATTCGCAATCGGCAGGATTTGAAAGATGCTATTCGTTTGTCCGGTAGTTCTTCTATGTCGAAAGAAGAAGTAAAGAAATGGATCAAGAAACGGGCAAAGGAACTTAATCTGGAAGATGAATTGCCGGAAGATTGGAAAGTAGAAAAAACTATGGACACGGCAGACGCACAAGTATTACAACGTGAATCTTTGGATGGCGAAACAAAAAACATTGTTCGTACAGAGGATGGCGTAGGGGAAGGTATTGAAAAGGCTATTACTTTCAAGAGAACTATCTACGAAGAAAAAGAAGTTGAGGTAGAAGAAGAGCCTAATAAATATACTTACGGTGAGTTTCATATGAATTTCTCTGATAATGATGGTGGAAAAGGAGATAAGTTTGCTGATTTTTTAGGCATACTTCAAAAGGTAACTTGTCTTGGTAAACCTTTTTCTATTGTTATTAAGACAGAAGAAAACGGGGAACAGGAATGGAAATGGAACGGTAAGTTTCGTCTTGAAGATGCTACCAAAACAGAAAACATCCGAAAATCGACAGAAGATGAATTGTCTGTTGAAAATGGAAATACCGAAGAAATCGAAAAGTCCAAAAAGACCGATAAGAGTATTTTCAATACTTATCTCAATTTTCTGGAAGGTGCTAAAACACGTCTTAAAAATATTCATTGGGGAGAGGAAGATAATTCCAAACATGTTTACCTCGATGAACTTTCAGAAGAAGTTTCGGAATTTGAAGATAAGATTGCGGAAGCCGGTCAGTCGGGATTCGGACGATTCAAAGACGGAGAAATACAAGGGGATGAAGTGAAAGAAGACGATCCAGTTGCTATTTGTCAGATGATATTCGATAAAACGGTTGAGTTTAGAAAAGAACTTGCTGAAAAGGACGAATATATTGGGGAGGTAAGCTGGATTGATGATTTTCTTGCAACACTCAAACAGTCTAAATATAGATTGCAACTGCATTAAGATATTAGGTATAGATTGCGACAATCATTAATAAAAGTTAAAATATTGGGTTATTGTGATTTATCTCTAATTTTGCAGTATTTTTGAGTGTTATAAATACGTTTATTTCAATTTCAACCAATCAAAATGTTTGATAGTTTTAAATTATATGTAGATTTGGATTTGGAGAAAGCCAAAAGCGCGGTATCAGAGCAACAATCTCCATACGCAAACATGGTATTTTCCGGTGTCGCTTCCGATTCTTCAAAAGATGATGAAGAAGAAGTCTTAGAGCCGTCCGGGTTTATATATGATAGATTTTTGAAATCCGGTTTGTTTAACCTCGATCATTTGCCCACACGTTCACCTATTAACAAAAGTCGTTTTTGGATTGGTGAACCTATTGAAGCCTATGTGAAAGACAATAAGTTTTTTGTAAAAGGTAAATTGTGGGAAAAGTCGCCGGAAGCCCGTGCTTTTTGGGATAAGGCAATTGAAATGCAAGAATCGGGTTCGACAAGAAAACCGGGTATGAGCGTAGAAGGTAAGGCGTTGGAACGGGATAAGAAAAATCCCAAAAGAGTAACAAAAGCCCTTATTACAAACATTGCTCTTACAATGACACCAGTCAACACTAAAACTTATTTGGATATTGAAAAGAGTAAGGGCGGTAGTGTGAATGATTTGTTGGAAATACAGAAATCAACTATTCTTTTTGAGTATTGCACAGAAAATGGACTTGTTCAGATTGACAATAATTTCAAGGTGAATTTTCAAAAATCACATTCTTTTGATGTTGATTCTTTTTGGGAGATTTATCGTGCAGTTCAAGAAGGTAGGGTTGAAAAAAGTGTTTTAGATACATTCGTAGAAAAAGTTCGACAATAATTTTTATACATAATGTTATGGTAGACGTAAAAGAATTTAAAGATGATCCGTTATACAAGGCACTTGAAAATTCTGGTTTCAGTGCAGAAGATATTGCTACTATGGTAGCGAACGGAGATGTAACTTTTGAAAAATCGAAAAGTGTCGCCGAAATGAAAGAATCCGAAAAAAAGGAGGACAAGAATATCGGCAATGACAAAAAGCACATTGACGATTTGAAGAAGGACGAAAAAGAGGATAAAAAAGACAAGAAGGACTTGAAAGAGGACATCAAAGAGAAAGAAGACAAAGTTGAGAAATCTTTCTCTATGGATGATATGAAGGCTTTCGGTGCTTCTTTGGCTGCTAACATCGTTAAGGGCATGACAGAAGTCATGAACGAACGTTTTGGCAATATTGAAAAGTCTTTGGAATCTTTCGGTGCGCAGACACCTTCTTTTAAGGGAGTGCAGACTTCTGCTGTTTTGGAAAAATCCATGAAGCCGGAAGTGGACGAAGATGGTAAGACACTTCTTTCTGTCACAAAACAACGTCCTTTGGTGATGGCAGCTATCAACAAGGCTGTTGAAAACGCCGGTGAAGAACTTGAAAAGTCGATTGGTGATGATGCTCTGATTTTCTTGGCAGACAGTCAGGCCGAAACCATTGGACAGGATTTGGCAAAATTCATGTACGAAAAGTACAACATCAAGTTCCAGAAGTAAGAAGTAATTCGATCGAATAAATATAAAGATTATAGAAAGATGGACTTGTATAACTATAATGATTTAGCTGCTTTTGGCGGTGCTGGTAATGTTGCCGATGTGTTGAAAGCAATGGAAGCCGGTTTACAAACCGGTATGCAATATAACGATCAGATTAACAATGGTGGTGGTCTGAAAGTTGAATCTTTGGATGCTTACATCAAGGTTTTGTCTAACCGTTTGAACCAGTTGGTTGTTTACAACGAAATGCCGAAACAGAGAATTGAGAATACGGTTCACCAGTACAACCAGTTGTACAAATACGGTGAAGAAATCGGTATCTTCAATCTTGAAGGTGAAACACCGGAAGAAACAGATACTCAATACATCCGTAAATCAATCATCTCTAAGTTTATGGGCGTTACAGGTCAGGTAACTGATCCGGCTATGCTTGCTAAACTTGCTGGTGGTATGAATATGTACACTCGTGAGGTACAGAACAAGACCACTTTGCTTTTGACTTTGATTGACACTCGCTTGACGGATGCTGATTCTACTTGTATCACAGAACAGTTTGATGGCATCTTCCGTCAGCACATGATGGGTGTAGCTGCTACTGACCGTGGTTCTACGGAAGGTATGAGCACAGAACAGATTTTGGATGCTTATTATGGCTCTCCGGCTGTAATCGACGCACAGAATGGTATCTTGACTGATGCTTTGGTTGAAGATGCTGCTGATCGCGTTGTAAACGTTTACAACGGTTATATCGACCGTATCGTTTCTGCACCGGTTGTGTTCAACAACTATGTGAAGAAATTCCATGAATCAAAACGCGTTGTTGTTGGCATGTCTAACAGCGTTGTAGGCGCAACAATGGGACAGTCTGTAAACGACATCATGACGCAGTTCGGTAAGGTTTCCGTTAAGAGCGACAAGTTCTTTGATGTTCGTCGTCCGATCAAGGCTTCTGCTACAGCTTCTTCTCCGAAGGCTCCGGGTGTTCCTGTTGCCGGTGCTACCAAGTCTGCTGTTGTTGCCGATACAAAGACCAACTTCGTATTACATGCCGGCTCTTATGGCTACTTGGTAACAGCTAAGAACCGTTATGGTGAATCTGCTCCTTTGAAATTGACGGATACTGCTTTGGCAGTTGCAGCTAATCAGTCTGTTGATTTGCAGTTTACCGCTCCGGTTGGTGGTGCTTATGCTCCTACTTGCTACGTTATCTATCGTACCAAGAAAGTAACTGCTTTGACAGATACGACAGAATACTATCCTATCTTCACTATTCCGGCTTCTATGCTGGCTGCTGGATATGATGGTGCTGCTGCAACAAAAGTACGTGACCGTAACCGTATCATTGCAGGTACGAAGTCTGCTTTGATTTATTACAACGACAGTCAGATCAACGAATACTTACAGTTCGGTGACACTCGCAAACTTGACTTTGCTATCACTGCACCGTCTCGTAGATTCGCTATCTTGAATTACGGTACGCCGTGTTTGTACCAGCCAGCTAAGATTTGCCGTATTATCAATATTGGTGACGAAGGTTTGGGTGCTTAACTAAGACGTATTTAGTCTCGGAATTTTATAAAGGGAGGGAAAGGTTTTTGAAACACCTTCCTCTCCCTATTTTATTTATCAATAAATCATATTTCGTATGAAAAAGATTGTATCAACAGTATATAAAAACACTACCATTCAGTTTTTGAATGAGCTTGTGGAGTTTGAAAACGGGAAAGCCGAAGTAAAGGACGAAACTTGGGAATACATCAAAAATGGCGGTTTCTCCGGTATTGCTTTGGAAGAAGAAGCTAATACGCTTGAAAAGGAAAAATCTGAATCTGAAAAAGATACTGATGAAGCTCTGAAAGTTCTGAAAGAAGAATATGAGTTTGAAATTGCTCGTTTGAACGGTATTATCAAAGATAAGAACAAGAAAATCGAACAATTGGAGCAGTCTATTGACGTTTGGAAAAAAGAGGTTGAAAGACTGTCTAACGGTGGTCAGCCGAAAGAAACTGTGGAAGAACCGGTTAAAGAAGAAGCCGGCGCAACAGAAGAAGAAATTGCTTCTTTAAAGGAAGATATGTCTAAAATGACTTTTGAGGATTTGAAGGCACTTGCTATTGAAAACGGAATGAGTAAGCAGAAATCCGGAAGATTTAAAGAAGATCAGAAGGACGAACTGATTGATGCTATAATTGCGTTACCCAAAAAGTAAAAAGATATTTGAGCTATGCCGGGACAACTGATTTTTACAGTAAAGTATAAGAAAAATACGGGTTCTGTTATTTCCGTTGCGGAGATGTGGAACAATTACCTGTACGGTATTACCATACAAGCCGGTACGGGGACTTCTTTTTCTGATGAATCACTTAGAACTTATTTGAGTGCTGCACAGAGAGAGATCGAGAATTATTTTAATCTCAAATTTGTAAAGCAATTAGTTGAATCGGAAACACATTCTTATTACAGAACAGATTATTTCCAGCAATTTCCTATCATTCAAACTAACTGTCCAGTAAGGGTTCCGCTTGCGCTTACAGGTATGCTTAATAAGATGGAGCAGATTATTTACCCGCAAGGTTGGCTTAGTTGTGAGAAAGATATGGACGGGATAGGGAAACGAAGAATGAGTGTCGTTCCTACCGGTGCAAATTCGGTTAATGCAAATGCAGATGTTATTCTTACTGGAATGACTACGCAGATAGGTTTTCAACGGTTCACAAACATACCGGACTATTGGGACATTCAATATATAACCGGTTTTGATTTGGATAAAATGCCTGCCGATTTGATTAATCTTGTTGGTAAACTTGCTTCATTTGGACCGCTTAATATTGCCGGAGATATGATATTCAGTTTACCCGGTATAGCTTCTATGCACTTGGAAATTGATGGATTAAGACAATCTATCAACTCTACCGCTTCTGCTGAAAATGCAGGCTACGGGGCACGATTGAAACAGTATCAAAAAGAAATAGAGGAAACTGTAGGGCGGATAAAACTTGTGTACGATGAATTTAGGTTTTTAGTATTATAAGGAGATGAATCATGGCAAAGAGCATTTTACAAACACCGGTTCCGCCTTTGAGTAACGCAAGTCCTGAATTTATACGTTCAGAGTTTGATTCTGCCGTTTATTTGAAAGGGTATGAGGTGATATTGGAAAAGGCGTTAAGATGTCCTTGTAATGCACCAGATGCGCCTTTAGTGGATTGCCAGAATTGTTTTGGTACAGGTTATTTCTATATCAACCCTACAAACACTCATGCTCTTATAACCGGTATAAACGGGGATAACAGTTACAAACGTTGGTCGGAAGAACTGATAGGGACAATTAATGTAACAGTAACAGATGTTGATAAGCCCAATTTAGGGTATTTTGACCGGATCACAATTTTAAAAGAGTTTTCTTACTTTAGTGAAAATTTGCCTGTAAGAACGGATGGGGAGAACTTTTTTGTGTTTACGACTTACAAACCATTGAGCATTTATAGCATACATGTGTTTGAATCGTCTACAGAGCCTTTGAGACAGCTTTCTCCGGCAGATTACAAGATAAGTGATGCGAACCCTTATTGCGTAATTTTGACGGCTGATATGTCCTTAAATCCGGTTGTAAGTATTTATTATCAACATCAATTGGAATTTCATGTATTGGACTTTCCCCATGAAGTCCGGGCTTCTTGGAAGAAAAACAAGGAAACGGGACAATTGGAAAGAACAAGGCTTCCTATTCAAGCAGTGGCAAGAAGAACACATTTGATTGTGTCTGAAAAACCTAATTTTGATGGATCGGGAGTTATTTTGAATGATAATATTCAAATGAAAATTAGTGAGTAATGGTAGTACCTATCAACATAGATTTAAGTGATCTGGTGGAAGAATTTGATCTTTCACAGGATCAATCTACGTTTTTAGGTTCTTCTATTATAGATGCCGTTATAACTGAATACCAGCTTAGGTGGGAAAATCTGATAAACAGGGAGCTTCGTACTACAAGGAATGAATATAAAAGGGGAGTTTTCATTGAAAGGGAATCCCCTTTGTCCGTTACATTCGGGCTGACAAACAGATCTTCTTCTATTCCTTTGATGATAGAAGAAGGACAACCGCCTTTTGACGAAAAGGAAGGTTTTAGAAATTCCCCAAAAAGAAAGATTGCACAGGATGGAGGTTGGTATATAGATATTCCCTTTAGACATGCAACGCCGGAAGCTGTAGCGGATTCGGGATTGTTTGCTTCTATAATGCCGCAACAAATTTACAACGCAGTTCAGAAGACAGGAAGATTAGGAAGTGGTAATTTACCAGAAAGTTTTTCTGAAAAAGGGCAGAGAAAAGCAATAAATAGGCTGGGTGTAAACAAACCGGCTTATATGCACAAAGCTCCTATTTATCAGGGTCTAACTAAAGTAAATATTGCTTCTACTGAAAAAGAAAAGAGAAGCGGTTACTTTACATGGAGAAGGGTGAGTGAAAACTCTGATCCTAATAGTTGGTGGAATGGCGGTATTGTTCCATATAAACTTATGGACAAAGCTCTTGAACAAGCGAAGATAGATGTTGTTGCAGACAAAGTGATTGATCAATTTTTAAATGCAATGTAACGATGCTACAGATAGTCAAAATAAAAAAGATAGTGGAAGCCTGTTTGGAATATGTACAAACGGACTTCGAAAGTAAAACGAATGAAAAGGATTCTTTCTTGTACAAAGTGTTGGGAGATACACAGGACGGCTCTTTCAACTACTATGAACAGGCAAAAAATATCTTTCTAAGAAAGGAAACAAATCCGAACAACATAAAGGTAGCTTTGGAATATCCGAAAGATAAAACAGGGCTGCCGGCATACATTATTCGTGAACCCGGGAAAACAGGTGGCATTGCCAATTCCATAGGTAAAATAGAATCTTTTATGGGTGGAGTTCCTATGTACAGGGACACAAGACAGTACGGATTGGAAATCATGTGCTTTTCTGTAAACATGAATGAATCAATCCTGATGTCAGAGATTCTGTACGCATTACTACTTGGCTCTTGGGATACTTTAGCTTCACAGTTCCTTAAAATAGAATTTACCATGAAGGAGCTTATGATGCAAAACAATCTGATGCCGACACCTATTTTCATTCGTTCTATCGGACTTGATTTATCGTCAGAAGAAATAGTACCGGGATTGGTGGATACGTCTTTACTCGGAAAGATCATCTTTGGGAAAGTGAATCAAGTGGATAGCATTGCTCTTGGTGACCCGACTTCTATTGACGGACTTCCAGGTGTAGAATCAGAAATTACAGGGAACAAGTAGTGCGTTGATTGAAAATAGTTATCTTTGAAGGTGCAATTTTGGTACAATATGAAAGCAGACTTTCAAAAAGGGACAAAAGTTTGTTCTTGTTGCCGACAAGAATTGCCTATCAGTGAGTTCTATAAGAAAAAGAACCAACCGGATGGGTTGAATTGCTATTGTAAGAAATGTGCTGACTTGAAGAAAAGTGAAAGATTGTCTGTCATAAAAAATATTCCTTTAGAAGAAAGGATAATTAAAGAGTTTAAAGTTTGTTCTTGTTGTGGTAGAGAGCTTTCTATTGATAATTTTGGAAAAAGCAAAACTCATGTAGACGGACGATCTGGGTATTGTAAGGAGTGTGCTAATAAAAGTGCTGCTGAAAGTAGAGATAAAAATAGAGAAAGAAATAGAGAACTTTCTTATGAAGGCAAGATAGTATGCTCTGTTTGTGGGGAAGAAAAGGAAAGAAGTAAGTTTTATGTCCATAGAACGTCGAGTACGGGATTTGACTGTATTTGTAAGGAATGCCGTTCAAAGCAAGCAAAAGAGACTTATAAAGACAAAAAGGATTATTATAAGCAACAGCATATAGAATATAGGCTTAGTGGGCGTTTGAAACAATGGAAACAAAATAAATTAGAAACAGATATTGTTTTTAAAACGAAGCAGAAATATTTGAAAAAATTAAGAGATTCTATTCGAGAATATTTCTTGTACGGATGGAAAAGAAATCTTGATTTTCTTGGTTGCTCTATTCCCGACTTAATTATTCATATTGAGTCTCAATTTAAAGATGGTATGACTTGGGAGAATAGAGGCAATGGAAAGGGGAAGTGGAATATTGACCATATCATACCTTTGTCTTATTTTTGTCAAGAATATAGAGACAATATAGAAGAAGGTATGTCTATTGCTAATCATTATTTGAATCTTCAACCATTGTGGGAGTATGAAAATATGGAAAAGAGATCAACATTACCTTCCGACTATTTGGAGAGGATAAATAAAATAAAGTTACATAAATTCGATACAAACAATTGATAATTAATAAATTATGGCTACATCTTTTATTTTTAATAATAAGCAAATTACGTTGCCGGGTGTTTATTCAAGAATTACGACCTCGGAAACAAGCCCAGCCAGAACATTAGATTATTCAAAGGTTTTGGTCATAGATAGTGGCGTTTATGGTGCAAATTGGGGTGGTGGTTCTGGTATAGATGGAGAAAACTTTCAAGGATTGGATTCTGTCTATACGTTTGACACCCTTGCAGAGTTCCGTTCTTTTGTAAAGGGAGGCATGTTCTGGAAGATTGCAGAAGGCCTTTTTACACCGGATTATACAAACCCGGCTTCTACAGGTATCTCTCAACTTTTGTATGTAAGGGCAGCTAAGACTACTTCTGCAACTATCACTTTTGCCACTACAGCAGGTGGCACGTTTGAAGTAAAGACACTGGATGAAGGTTTGGGAGCAAATGGCAAACTTTCCGAAGCTGGTAATTTGATTACCGGTTATGGTGTATCCATTGTGAATGGCGTAGACGATCCGGCAAAATGGATCATGAAATTCTATGTCGGTTCTTTTACAGGATACGCAGAAGATGATTACCCTATTGGAGAAACGCCGGAAGATCAAGCAGCACCTACATTGGTATTGCAGTCACCGGAATTTGACAATATTGGAACTTTGCTTGAATGGGCTAAATCCGATTCCAATTTTGCTAATCTGTTTGTATTGACAGAAAACGCGGAAGTACAAGGAGAAGGAACGGTATCTGAGAGTGACGTTACTACTGCACTGGCTGGTAAATCCTATTTCTTGGCAAAGGGCGGTACTGAAACTTACAATACTGACAACATGGCGAAAGTTATGGAAGCAATTACAGGTTTGGACTATAGCTTTGCTCTTATGGATCAGTTCGGTATAAATGCTGATTCCGCATTGCAGAAACAGTACATTGCTCATATGAATAGTCAAGCTAAGTACACCCACTTCTTGTTTGTGGGAGGTTATGACGATGCCGCCAATTTCTCTAAATCACTTGATTTGGCGAAAGGATTCAACAGCGAGCTGGTTCAGTTGGTACATGGCGGTGCAGGTATGACTTCCGGTATTACAGGTATCAAAACACGCTGGTGGGGAGTAATGTATAACTTGTGTTGTATTTTGGGTAGAACGGCAGGAAAACCGCCTTATATCCCGGTTACAAACAAGACAATCGGTATCGACAAGTTGAAGCACACTTTGAATGATACGGAAAAAACTAAGGCTTTGAATGCCGGTATGCTTGTGACGGTTTACAATGACTATACGAACAACTTTGTCGTATTACAAGGTGTAAACACTTTACAGGACAACAAAGTGCTCTTCAATTCCAACGGTCAGAGCCACAGTATTCAGTTTATGCGTATCGTTGCCCAAATCAACAAGGAATTGGTTGTAAACGCTTCTATTGACTTGCTGGGACAGGAAAACGGTGTAAACGTCAATACATTGTCTGCCGGCGCAGTGAAAGACTGGACGGTTGCTTATTTGCAATCGAGAGTGGCAAATGAGGCACAGGATAACCTATTGCTTTCGTTCAAAGACGTTCTTGTTACAAGACAGGAAGATGCTTGGTTTGTAACCTATAAGATCGTTGTGAACAATGAAATCAACAAGTTGTTCTTCACAGGCTTCTTAATTCGTGGATAATAATTCTAAAACATAGATATTATGCAGACATTCAGTGCACCTATGGCATATATCAAGATCGGCAACGAAACAGCCGGTTTTGTCAGAAATATAACCGTACAGGAACAAATCAACCGTGTGGATGTACAGGGATTGGGTAGTTTGCCTATTCAGGAAATCCCGTCGGTTTCTTACAGATGTACATTTACGGTAGATCAGTTTTTCTTGTCTTTCAAGGCTCCGGTAGTGGAAGCGATGATTCATCGTTTGGGTACTTTGCAGGAGGTTTTGGATACCCTTACATTTGCAGAGCAAGGATTCTCTATCATGATCTATAAGAAATTGGTACAGAACTTTGATGATTCTCGTAAGATGGTAACAAGTGTTGACCCGACAGGACAGACAGTTGCTCTTTTGACACCTTGTTTCATTGAGAATCAGAATTGGCAGTTGCAAGAGCAATCCGTGGCTGCCTATAACGTGCAAGGCCGCTTTCTTAATCCGATCACGACTGCTGAATATTAATGAAAATCAGATAGTTACAATCTTTGTAATTGTTTTTAACTAATTTTAAAAGGCAAGAATCGAGGATGTTGTATCTAAAGTTCTTGCCTTTGCTATGTATAATAAAAGCCGGTCCACTTTTTATTACTTATAAGCGGTATTTTTATCATAAGTACCTTGTTATTAATTATTTATCTGTGGGCCACTTTGAAAACAGTATTTTTATAGTACCGGCACTGAAATTGGCGTTACGATCTTTTCATTTGACGATAATTTGTTGATAATTATATCGTTGTACCCGGCACAATTTGATATGTGTGGTTTGTTGACTAAACAATCTTTTTCAGAAAGCGGAATAAATATTCCGCTTTTCTCTGTTTTATATATATCTTTGCGTATATCAATTAATTAAAAATAGGTGATTAAACACAATTTTACACCAGTTTGTGTTAATCATCAATTTTACTAACGATACCGGTGGTGCACCGGGAATTTAAGCACGTGGAGAGACCTCTTTAGAAATTATTACGTGTTAATGCTTTCAACAATGTCCCTATGAAGCGTGAAAATATACTTTTGGTGTAAAGGAGTATATAAGCACCTCATATAGTATGGAATCTAAAGAGATTACAGTAAAAGGAAGAAAGTATGAGATCAGTTTCCCGAATGTCGGACAGTATTACCAAATTGAGGTAAATAAACAGAGATTGGGTAAAGGAAGCTACAACTCTATGATCGGTAACCCAACTATTTCAGCACAGCGTGCTTTGGACATGATAGATGTGGAAGCTGCTATTTCTGTTTTGTGTCCGCAATTGATGTCTGACTTGAAAGTAAAAAGTTTCTCTGAACTGGGACTGAAAGATTACAAAGAAATTTGTGATATTTATATGCAAGACGTATTCCCGTTCTTGAAAGAAGCCGAAAAAATCCTTTCATCTGTAGACTGATGAATCGGGAAGAATATAAAAATTTTGTCGTAAGATGGGACAATATGTTTCCTATTGATAGATGGTATAGGAATAAACATAAAATCCCGTTTCTTTCAGAAGAACATAAGAAATGCGATTTCTTTGCAGAGCTTATGGAATTTGAAGAAGACAAAGTTTTTTATGAACTGCAACAGGAAAAAGAAGAAAAAGAAAAACAAGAATATATTCCTAATATTGGAGATTGGTTAAAAGCACCGGAAGGTGAAATTTCGGAACAAGATACTGCTTTCTACGAAGATCAGATGTTTAAGATGATTGAGTTTGAACAGAAAGCAAAAGAGAAAAAGGAAAATGGCGGATACGGAGAAAAGGCTTAGAGTTTCGGTAGACACTTCTCAACTTAGGGCTATAGGTGGGGAAATGGAAAGCATTCAGCGAAGGATCGTTGAAAATAACGACAATATTCTTCGTCAGCAAAATGATGCTATCAATCAGCTTAGGGAACAATTGAATCTTTTGGGACGACAAAATTCCGAAAGAGGAAGGCAACCTGTTTCTCCTGTTCGTCCCACTCAACCAATCCCACAACCGGAAGAAGGAGAAACAGAACAACCAACTCCTACTCGAAGAAAGAGAAGAACGGAGCAAGACGAAATAGATAGCCTTAGAGGACAACTTGATGTTTATCAAACCGGTGGTGCAAGGGCTATAGATTTGAATGCACTTTTGGGTATTAACAAAGAAGGCTTTGCTTCTGTTGTGGATGCAATTGCCTCTGGGAATGGTGATATTTCCGGTATAGCCGGACAAATACTTCAACAGGTACAAGCCGGGACAAGAGCTTTAGAAGCTATACAGGAAGGTATTTTTTCTATAGATGAATCTTTGTATAACGGAAGGGGTACATCTGGCGGAGGTTCAGGAATACAACCTATTCCGATCCCCACTCCGACACCGGTAGACAGAGAACCAACTGCTATTACAAAGGAAAGACAAGAAAACGTGGAAAGAGGTAGCGATAGAAGCACTGCTACCAATATCGCAACAAGGGTTATTTCCGGCGTAGGAGCCACTTTCCAAAGTCCGGCTGCTATGGGTGGCGGGATTATTTCTTCTTTAGGCGGAATTTTAGGGGAAGGACTTTCTTTGATCCCCGGTGTAGGAGGATTTTTAGGCGGAGTTACAACGGCTATTGCAAATGTGGCTGCTGGTATTTTTACGACTTCTGTAGAAAAAGCTATGGAAGCTCAAAAAAGAACTATAGCCTATTCTCAAACAATGGGAACAACTGCCGGACAATCTATGGCTACGGCTTTCAGAGAGGGTAGCTACGCTTCTTCTGCTTTGGGAATGAATGTAGGTGAATACATTCAAAGACGTGCTGAACTTATTCGTGCCGCCGGCGGAAAAGAAGTAACTGTAGCACCTGTACCGGAAACGCAAAGTCTGATGGCTGTACAGCGTTTATACGGGCTTAGTGATCAGTCGGTGATGGGAATGCAAGGTGCAATGCGTTTTGCTCGTACAGAAGAAGGACAGACAGCATCTTCATCTGCTATTATCCGGTCTTTTGAACAGACCATGAAGCAACTTCAAATTCCGCTTAGTGAAATTGCTTCTACGATGGATGAAAGCATGACTACCTTTATCCGGTCTGCTGATGATATTCTTTCTCGGACAGGTGAGATAGACGCAGCAAACATAGCTGCTATCATGCGTGCCGTTCGCTTGCAGACTGGAATGGAAGGTAGACAACTTGAACGGGTACAGGAATCTTTTATGGGACAAGGAATTTCACAAGACGAGGTGACACAGACACTTTTGTTCAGAGCAGCCCAGCAAGCTACCGGTTCGACAACTCCTTCTGAAATTCTTGCTGCTTTGGATGATTTGACAAAAGGGAAAGGCGATGAAAACGTAATGAAGCGTTTTCTCGATGCTTTAACGCAAATGGCGGGTGGAAGTCTGGAAACACTTCGTCATTTGATGCGGGGTGCTTTTACGAAATTGACCTATACGGACATTAATGCGCTTACGGAAACGGGAACGCTGGATTATAAAAAAACGTTTGAGGTGGTCAAAGAATCAAGCCAAGCACTCCAAGCGCAGAATGATCCGACAAACAGATACGCTCCTACTGCTGCCGAAAGAACTGTTACGGCAGGAGAAAAGATGATGTCAGCCTATGAGAATAAGATGATTGGTATTGGGGAAGCGAATATAGATAGATTAGGTAAGATATTGAATGCTATAAATGGTATTTATACTTATTTTGCTAACGATGGCTTAACGCAAGATATAAAGAAGGCATCTGAATTTTTGCTTTCTAAAGATTCCGCAACGTCTTCTTCTGTTTCAAAAATTGCTTTTGGGGGATGGGCGGGATTATTGCCAGAAATCCTTCTAAGGGTTGCTGCTGCTTGGGCAAAAGAAAAAACGAAGGAGGAATAATTTATGGCACAGGATAAGAAAAATAAGAAAGAACAAAGTACGCCACCAGTTTATCCTATTCCGGCATACAAATATTCAACCGTACAGGATTTTATAAATGTATGGCAAAAACATGTTCCTACCGGTACGAAAAGATATACACCTTCTGATTTGATGAAGGTAAAGAACGAAAAAGGTATTTCTAACCTTGATATTATTTGGGGAACATACGATAAGGAAGAACAGAACAAATATAAAAGTGATTATGATTCCGGTACGTTGCCTTATATAAAACAAGGAACAACTGTATTCTGTCCAAAAGGAGATACACCTATTTCTCTTGTAAAAGCAGCAAAAGAAGGGCAGTTTGTTTCGCAGCAGAATTTTAAGGCTTATTGGGGAGATAATTACGAAGAACTGATAAGTGATGAAGAATATTTGCCCGATACAAATGTGACTTCTGCTTTGAATGGAACGGGTGTGAATGCCAAAATTATCTCCATGAATGTAAGGATATGGATTTATGTAAAGTCCATTGATAAAGTGATTGATTTATCTCCTTATGTACTGCAAGTGGTTACAACCAAATCTAAACAAACAGGGGAGTTCAGTGTTTTACTTGCACCGTTTTACTTTAATGGAAGTTCGTTCAAATTTGGGGATTCTGTTTTGGAGCAGTTTAATGTAGTTTCCAATACGGGAGCACAGGTAAAACCGTTTCAAGAAAAGTTTATTCAGAATAACGATATTGTTTTTATACGTTTTGAACGTCTGCAAAAAGAAAAAAATAAAGGAGAGCTGGAGACAGGGAAACGCGTAGAGCTTGAAATTCCTATTTCCAAAGTGGCGAGAAACAATATTTGGGATATGATAGGGTTTGTGGATACTTGCACTACATCTTATGAAGCGCAAGGGAACACTAAATCTATCACAATAGAAGGTCGTGATATAAATAAATTGTTTTCAGATGATGGTTGTTATTTCATTCCTTTACTCAATGTAACCGATACGTTTTCTCATTGGTATGAGATGAACGAGGATAGCATTTGGTTCAAAAGAAATGTTCTTACAGGTGCATTCTCTAATCTTTTATGGTCATACCAAATGAAACCTATTAGGGAATGTATTTGGTTTATTGTGAATGTGATGTCTAATATAGGGGTAGCGAAAAACAATGTATTCGATTCATGGCAGGACAAAAGAACAAAAAGTTATGACTTGGGTGTCAAAGAAAAACAGTCGGTAAACGGTATTTGGCAAATATTCAAAGTGTTTGTGGAAGATGTGCTTGAAAAAAGAGTGCTCATAGATTCTTCTATTGCCAATCCGAACGGTACACTTTTGGAATACATGAACAGAGTTTGTCAATTTCCTTTGGTCGAGTTTTATTTTGATACTTACGTCAACACGATAGATCTTATTGTAAGACAACCACCATTCAACAAAGATGCTATTTTGGGTGCATATAAGAACGGGCAGTACATCACAGTTAAGACTGAAAATACATACGGATATGATTTGTCTTATGATACGAGAAGTTATTCTTGGTATCAGTTAAGGGTAATGAGTAATCATGCAGGACAGAACAACACAACAAGCCTTGCTTTTGTTCCTATTGTGTATTTGAGTGAGTATGCAGAAGTTTTTGGAAACAAGAAAATGTCCTTTACGGATCAATATTTGAACTACAAGGAAACAGAGGGCCCGAAAGCGACCCAATCCCTTTCGAATTTCCAAGCAGCAGCAACAAATGATTTGATTTACATTATGGAATCAACGGCTTATTTGCCGTTCACAAGGACAGGGACTATCACGATAAACGGGGACAGAAGAATAAAGGTCGGCACGTTCATTTATTTTGAACCGACAAATGAGTTCTTTTATGTTTCTTCAGTTGTCAACAACGTTTCGTTTTTGGATGGTAATTTACAAAGACAGACGATTGTACAAGTGGAAAGGGGTATGTATATGCCAATTCTTTCCAATTCTTTCTCGAATGTAAAGGATAGGAAAGACAATGCCGGAGAAGAAAGCAAAGATGTCAAACCGGATTATTTCAAATTGATTGATTTGACGGAAATAAGGAATGCAGCAAAACAGGCGGAGGCAGGAAAGATAGCAACACTTGTCATGCCTAAAGTAGATAAAGATCAATTCGATTATTTCCTTAACAGAAAAATGTTTAGCTAATCATGGCAGGAGGAAAAACAAGAAAATTAAACGGCTCTTCTGAACCCATTTCATTCGGGTTTATAGTTATTCCTAACGGAGTGGACAGGGATTTGTATGTAGAAACTTGCCTACGGACAGGACGTGTTTCTGTTATGGGTAATGGTGGAGTTTTCTTTAGGGATGTGTATATCACAAATGAAGTATTGGCAAATATTGAGTTCCCTTCAAAAGAAAATGAGCAAGGGTCGGCAGTTGTGTTGGCAAGCAACCCGTATGATGGCATTCCTATTGTAATAGGTAGCTATTGCAGAAATGATCAGTCTCCTATGTGGAAAGAAAATACTTTTCAATTTAGAAAGACGGTAGGGAATGTAACAGCTTCTTTGATGGTCAATCCGAGCGACAACACAATTATGGTTTCTATCAATTCTCCCGAAAAGGCTTCTGTCAGTGTTAGGTCAACAGGTTCTTCCGAATCAGAAGTAAATGTTGAATCAACAGGAAGTGTAAATGTGTTGGGTGGCGAAATGGTTTCTGTAAAGAGCTATACCCAAATGGAAGCGAAAGTCGTAAACCCTGAAAAACCGGAGGAAGAAGAAAGACGTGTTTCTATGGATTTGGAAAAGGTTTCTTTTCATTGGAAAACAGAAGAGATGGAGCAATCCCTACAGGTGGACAATACAGGCGTTATGGTCAAAATAGGGGATAATGTACAAAGTACAATAACCAAAGAACAATTGGACTTGAAAACAGGAGCTTCTACACTTAAAATGAACAATGATATAATTGAGTTCAATGGTGGAGGGTTGAAAGGATTGGTGGAATTGGATAACCTTACAAGTAAGTTGAATACGTTTGTAAATACATTCAATTCTCATACTCATAATGTACCAGCAGGTTCTTTTCTTGTGGGAGCAACAGCAGGTGTGCCAAGTCCTGCGCCCGTACCTGTAACTTCTCCTATGCAATCGGCACAATCTTTCAATGCTTCTGATTATGAGAATGAAAAAATAACACAGGGTTAGGATATTGGGAAGAAATTCGTACTTTTGAACAAGTTAAAATTATAAAGCCGTGGCAGTTTTGGATTCAGTGGTAAAAACAGCGAAATCGACACTTAAAAATTTGGGTCGCTCCATGATGGCAGCGCAGTTCCCGAATGATTTTGAAGTGTATATGTGTTCTTTGGAGTTGGCAGATTCCAAAGGGAACACAATTGATGTCTTTACTTTCCCTATCAGCCCGGAGAGTATAGATAAGAGTGAACCGAAAAGAACGACAGTAGTCAATACGGCAGGAGGTGTAACGGTACTTACCTCTCCTGTTTTCATGCCGCAGACAATCACGATAAAGGGTAATTTCGGAAGGACATTCAAGATTCTTTTAAGCGGTTCTGATAGCGTTTCGTTGACAGGTGCAGCTTTTAGTATCTCGGCAGGAAAGCGTTATCTCTATCAATTACAGGGAAAATCTACAAGTTCTCTCACTATGCCTTCCTTTAATGCCGGCATCAAAACGGGATATGGTTGTATCAAGATATTACAATCTATCATAGATAAAAGCAACGGAGTGGACGAGAACGGGTTTCCCATGAAACTTTTCTTCTATAACATGGCACTTGGAGAAAGCTATCTTGTTACGATTCCACCGCGTGGCGTTAATTTCAGTCAGAGTATATCAAAGAATATGATATGGGAATACAATCTTGAAATGACTGTTATAGCTCCTTTAGAAGCGGTTTCGGGAACAAGTGGTAGTAAAGGTTCGCTTTTGGAAATGTGCGCCTCTAATGTGATACAAAAGGGCATAAATGAATTTGCAAGTTCAATCTCTAAAGGTTTGTTGGGCAATGGATGATGCTTTCGAAAAATTTTACAACGTAACGGGATATGATATAAAGTCATATTTCCAGAAGTTTGTTGATTTCTGTGCCAACGATTATCCTCTTATTGTGGACTATTATAGTAATGGTGGGGAGATGGACAAGGATTCTTTTTTGCGCCTTGTGGAACTTGTGAGAGAATCGGAAACGATTGAGCCTTTGTTTATTCTGCATGAAAATACTTTGGACGATATTTCCATGTGGGGTATTCTGGACAATTTCACAGAAACACAAACGAAACTTTCCACTATCAAGAGTTCGGCAAGATGGCTTAGAAGTTCTTCTTTGGATAGAAACAATACTTTGCAGATGGAAAAGACACTTCGGACAGGTGAGCGTTTTGAAGATGTGGCACGTCAGCTTAATAGTTCTAATCCAGAAGATGATTGGATGAATATTACAATACCGCAGTATATAGAAGAAACTGATTATTCGTTCTCTGATGGAGGAAACAAGTTCTATATCAATCTAAAGAACGCTGGGAATAATTATCTTGATACTGTTGTGGATGTACTTGTGGGAGATAGTATCTTGGGACGTGACATAGATGTGAATTTTGTCTTTGAGAATGACGATTTAAAGATAGTGATAGGCGATGATGCGATCCGACAGGCTTTGGATACTATTCTTTCTTCTCAAAAAGGTGCTATACCAGAGTTTAAGGATTATGGAATTGCAAATGAGTTCATAGGAACAACGGTGAACGCAATCCAGTACCCTTCTATTTTTAAGGATGTAATGAACATGTTCCAAAGGGATTCAAGATGGGACTCTGTGGAGTTGATAGATGTAAAAAGAGAGGAAGATGCCGTGTTCCTTTCTTTGCAATGTAAAACGGTAACAAAGAAAGATTATTTGGTTAATGTGCCTATTTAGGTATAGGTAGTTGGACTAATCAAATAATTTGTTTATATTTACATTATGTATTTGGTAGAACAACATATTATTTCTGTAAATGATAAGAGATACAAAGATTTAGATCGAATTTGTTTCTTGTCTAAGAACTTGTATAATGCTGCTTTATATACAATAAAGCAAGAATTTCTTAATACAGGTAAATGGATGAGATATTCCACTCTTGATCGAAAATTAAAGAGTGATGATAATATGGATTATAGAGCTATAAGTGCAGCGTCATCTCAACAAATTCTTATGCTTTTAGATAAAAATTTAAAATCATATTTCTCTGCCATTAAATGCTGGGAACGGGATAATAATAAATTTACCGGTTGCCCTAAGTTTCCTAAATATAAAAATAAAGGAAATGGTAGGAATATATTTTTATATACTTGCGGACAGTTTAAACATAGAGGTGAAGTTATTTATTTCCCAAAGAAAGAAGGGCTGAAACCTTTAAGGACAAATTGTAAAGAAGGTTCTGTAAAACAAGTTCGATTTGTTCCTAAATCAGATTGTTATGTTATAGAAGTTGTTTATGAATCTTCCGTGAAAGAGCAACTTCCTGACAATAATAGAATCATGTCTATTGATTTGGGTGTAAACAATTTAGCTTCTATTGTAACTAACACAAACAGTAAACCTGTTTTGATTGATGGAAGGAAATTAAAATCCATCAATCAGTATTACAATAAGAAAAGATCGAAAATTCAACAACAATTAAAAAAAGTAAATGGAAAAGAAAATTCAAGACGGTTAATGTCTCTTACAAGAAAGAGAAACAACAAAGTAAAGGATTATCTTCACAAGGCAAGCAAAGAAATAATCAATACTTGTTTGGAAGATAATATAACAACATTGATAGTCGGACATAATGATGGATGGAAACAAGAATCCAATCTTGGGAAAAGAAACAATCAGAATTTTATTTCAATTCCTTTCGATATGTTCATATCAATGTTAAGGTATAAATCAGAAAGACAAGGACTAAGATTTGTTGAAGTAAACGAATCTCATACGTCAAAATGCAGTTCTTTTGATTTAGAATCTGTGGAACACCATGATACTTACGTTGGCAAAAGAATTAAGAGAGGACTTTTCAGAACCAAAGATGGAATCTTACTTAATGCAGATGTCAACGGAAGTTATAACATCATGAGAAAAGTAAAAGGGGATGCAGTAATGCCACCCTATACAGGGTTTGGGTATAATCCAGTTAAGAAATTTATTAACAAATATACGCTAAAGTAAAATAGTATATAAATACCTTTAGTAAATGTTCCTATATAATTGATATTCAAATGATTACAAAAACAAGTGCAACAATAACCAATCTAAAGAATCTTTTTATAGAGATGTTTTTAGATAAGACAGCTAAGGTAAGTAATGTAGCTGACGGTTCGGTTGTGAATGCTACGGCATTCGGTGTAGCGAAAGTTGCTCAAAAGGCAATGAAGGATATTGCCATAAAGGAAGCGCAGATATTTCCAGATACAGCTACAGGCGTTTATCTGGATAAGGCTGCTGCTTTGTATGGTGTTAGTCCGCGTAAAGGTGCTTTGGGTTCTTCGACATATATAAGGGTATCTGCTGATCCAGGTACAGTATATGATACGTCTGTTACTTTTGTAAATAAAAATGGTATTCGTTTCCAAGTTGACGAAGCATTGACTGTAGGGGAAAGTGGTTACGGATATGTAAAGGTAAGAAGTATCAACGCAGGGTATTCCACAAACGTACCGCCTAATAGCATTACTAATGTTTCTCCGCAGCCACAAGGTCATATCGAATGTACGAATGAATATTATGCTATTGGAGGACGTGATAGTGAGGATGATGAAACGTTTAGAATCCGTATTAAGAACAATCTGAATATCCTTAGCAAGAATACAATAGAATACTGGACACAGACACTTAGCAACATAGACGATCGTGTCTTAAAAGTAATGAGTGCCGGTCTGGACGAAAAGGGCATATATAATCTCTATGTTGTTTCGCAGAACGGTATTTTCTTTACCGAAGAAGAACTTGATACACTTCTTGAAAGCGCACAAGGATATTTTGGTATTTCAGAACTGAATATTGAAGGGAAAGTAGTTGGTATTGGTATCAAGAATATTGATTGGTTCTATGTGGGTTCAGAAAGGGGGTTGGATTTCCGTGTTCAGCTTCAACCGGATTACGATGTGTCTACTGTGCGTCAGAACATACAAGTGAACCTTACTAAATATCTTGATTTTCGTTTTTGGACACCTGGAAAAATCGTAGAATGGGACGATTTGCTGGATATTGTAAAAAAGACCGATGGCGTAAAATATGTGCCGGACGAGTATTTCTTTCCGTATTACGATCAGCAAGTCCCGGCAAATCAGCTTCCGCGTATAAGGGGGTTTGTGATGCGCGATCAAGACGGAAATATTTTGTACGATTCTGATAGCAACCTCTCTCCGTTGTTTTACCCGTCTGAACCGGAGGATTTGTTTGTAGGCATCAACGACAGCTCACTCAACCTTTATCAAGAGGTTTATTTCAATGTGACAGATTCGGAAGGTGGCACTGTGGAAGGTGCAAATATTTCTATAGGGAACAATGCTGTTATAACAAATGACAATGGGCAAGCTATTATCCAACTTGCAAACGGACAGTATGAATATATTGTTTCCGCTTCGGGATATATCCCCGTAGAAGGAATGTTTGTAGTGTTGAACGGTAGCGTTTCCATTGATGTACAAATGGTTTTAGCTCCTTATACGGTCACTTTCCATGTGACGGACGAAAAGGGAGGGGTTGTTCCTTATGCAAATGTAATGATGGATAACAGAACAACCACTACCAATTTGCAAGGTGTGGCTTCTTTGTCCGCAAGGAACGGGAACTATCCCTACACTATTGAAAAGTTGGGATATGATGAGTATTCCGGCAGTGTAGTTGTGGATGGTAGAGATAAAGAAGTATATCCTGAATTGGAATTTAAGGTATGGACGATTACTGTCATTGTAAAGGATAAGGAAAATCAGCTTATACCGAATGTCATTGTAAAGGTGAACAATGGAGAATATCTTACGAACCAGCATGGAGAGGCGGAAATACCACTTGTAAATGGTGAATATCCTGTAACAATCGAAAAGACAGGATATGATACTTTACAGGGGGAAATTAAGGTCAACAACCAGAATGCGGACGTTACCTTTGAGATGGATTTCTTTTTATACAATGTGGAATTTAATATTTCGCAGGTAAATCAGGGGAATCCGGCAGAAGGAGCTACAATCAAAATAGAAGGACAGCCGGGAGTATTGAATGTAAACGGTTCTGGACAAGCTACTATAAAATTAAAGAGTGGAAATTACAGCTACACCGTGCAGAAAAAGGGATATGATGATTTGACCGGATCGTTCAACGTAGAAGGACAGGATACATTTATTCAAAGAACCCTTGTATTGAAACATTATAATGTGGTTATCACTGTTCTTGACAGTGATAACAGTAGCCCAGTGCAAGGAGCAGCAGTAAATATCAATGGCTCTTCTTATTCTACAAATGAAAGAGGGCAAGCTGTTGTAAGCCTTCAAAACGGGACATATCCTTATACCGTAACAAAGTCGGGATATTATGACGGCAGTTCTTCGGTTACTGTTCTTGACAGTGATAACAGTAGTGTAATAAGTTTAAAGGCAAGACTTTACAATGTCATAATGACGGTAAAAAATCCATTGAAAGAACCTATTAAGGGGGCTACAGTGGAGATAAATGCAACGTCTTATCAGACACAGGATAATGGTGAGGTGTCCTTGCAGTTAAAAAATGGTACATATCCGTTTACGGTGGTTGCCAATGGTATGGACGATTATTTAGGCGAGCTGGAAGTTGTAAGTGCAGATATTCCGTCTTTTCCTGTAAATATGGAGTACAAGAAATACGATATTGTATTTACTGTACAGACAGATGAAGGTGTTGCAATTGAAAACGCTAATATTCATATCAACGAAAAGGACTATCAGACTTCGCAGGGTGGTTTGGTAACGGTTCGTCTTTCTGACGGGCAGTATCCTTATACGGTAACGAAGGAAGGTTATGTTCAGACACAAGGTAATGTGGAAGTTTCCGGTAGCAACAAGAACGTATTAGCTCAACTTACCCCTATATCATATAATATTACGTTTGTAGTAAAAGATAACATGGCTTCGCCCAATCTTTTGCAAGGAGTGTCTATTGATATAGAAAATGAGGACAAGACAGTTACCACAAATGCGTCAGGAGAAGCGATAATCAGTCTAAAAGCTGGTAAATATACCGCTTCATTCATGAAGAACAGCTATAAGACTGAAACTCTTTCATTTGAAGTAATTGGAGAGGCTACGTTTACGCAGATATTGAAGAAGATATGGAATCTTACCTTTAAAGTGACCGCCGCAGGAAAATCAGGCTTAAAAGATGTGACTGTCAGTGTAAGTGGACCAGCCATATTAAGTGGAAATACTGTAAGTCTTAAAACAAAAGATGATGGAACAACTGATCCTGTGCAGGTAATAAACGGTGCTTATGATTGGAATGCGTCACTCACAGGATATTCGCCGGAAGAAGGAGTGGGAAGTGTTCAGGATGCCGATCAGGAGAAAGTGATAGAATTGACTTATGGATTTGAAACTACATTTACAACTTCACCAGCCACACAAGGCGTTGAAATTACTATTGATGGTAATGATACAATCACAACGGGGCAAGACGGTATAGCAACAATAAATCTTTCCACAGGAACGCATACTTACGCTTATTCAAAAACAGGTTTTTTAAACGGGACAGGAAATGTGCGAATCGAAGAAGCTGAAAAAAGTGTACAGATAACACTTGTTCCTGGAGCGACAGTTACATTCCATACAAAGGTAGGAAATTCTGCTTTGGCGGATGTAAAGATAATTGTAGGGCAAAGTAGCGCAAGGGCACTTCCTGAAACCATTGTAACAAACAGTCAGGGTATCGCGGCAATTGATCTTCCTACAGGGGATTATCAATATCAGATTCCTACTACAAGTATGGATAATCCTAATCTGGTGGAAGTGCCAAGCGGAACATTTAGTGTGGCAACCGCCGCAAGCGTCATTGAATTGGATTTGGCTGATTATGTAAAATACAATGTTACTTTCCAGACTGTTCCATCCACACAAGATGTAGCTATAAGTTTTGCCAAGGCAGAATCTCCAGACACACCTGTTGCAAGTGGAGCTACTGCTTCTAACGGCATTCTTACTTTGACTTACAAGAACGGACAGTATATCTATACAGCAAAGAAATCCAGTTATAAAGATGTAACAGGTGAATTTACAATTGCTGGTGGAGATCAGAACATAACGGTTGAGATGCTTCAAATTTCAACGGTCACGTTTACTGTAAAAAGTCAAAATGATAGTTCTCCTATTGAGAATGCTGCCGTTGAAATGGTGGATCGAAGCGATTCATCTAACAAATACAAAGGGACGACTAACTCGTCTGGTGTAGCTACTATGACGTTTGATGGTGGAGAGTTTGAGTGGTCACAAGACAGCGATGCGGATTTTTCTGGTTGTCCGGTTTTTCAAGAAGATGAGAAATATCTTGTTCCAGCGGAAGGCGTAACAACAGATCAGTTAAAAACCTATTTCCCCAATGGTGTAATTGTTTCTCCATTGACAATTGTTCAGGATAAGGATGATAGTAGTATTACGGAAAGTCTTACCAGAATTTACAATTCAAATAAAATAGATGGCTGGGAGGGAAGCTGGGATAAAACGAAAAAGAACCTTACTTTAACGAGCGTGATCAAGACATCTACAGCTTCTACAGAGACTTATGTTTTGTTTAATGTGGATGCCGGACTTATAGGGTTTTCGAATGGTCTTTTCCAAATTGGCACAGAAAAGACAGTGGATTATCACAAGGCTTTGGATTTTGGTTTTAAGGTAAGTGGTGTTCCGTCCAATCTGAAGATAGTTATAACTTATGGCTCGCAAAACGCTCCCTTAACGGTGGAGATGGAAAATGATGTAATTCAAAGATTCCAGCTTTCTGATCTTTTGTTGGATACAGAAACAATAGGTAATTCTACCATTTGGTCAGTGCATGTGCAATCTTTTGACGGAGGTACATTATCCGCAGATGATTTGAAAGATTTGAATATCACATTCTCTTTCTATGGCAAAAAGGCAATAAGTTCGGATATTCCGGCTGACAAGGTTCTTTATGGGAACTATGATTATACCGTTACCCCGCCTTCTCCTTTGGAAGCACAATCAGGCACGTTGAATGTAAATGCGCCTGCCATCAACAAAGAAATTTTGATTGCAAATAATGTAGATGTAACATTTAAGGTAACTTCAAAACAAGATTCATCACTTATTTCCCGTCCCAAAGTTGGTGATTTTGTGTATGGTGACAAAACATGGTCAACTGAATTGGACGGTACTAAAACTTGTGTCGGTGTCATTACTGATGTAAGAAGCAAGGATTTTGACTTCATAGGTTTGGAAAATCTGACTGCCAGTTTTTGGACAAATTCATTAGGCATTATTCCTAATGTAGTTACCGAAACAAATGAATCTTTAGCTCTTTGTGATTTTGCAGGTAAGACAAATTCTCAAAACATCATACTTGCGAAACCAACGGAAAGCACGGCGGCACATAAGTGCGCAGCTTATTCTACAGAAGGATTTGGTGCGGGTTCTTGGTTTTTGCCTTCTTGTGGGCAGTGGGGTGTAGCTCAATTAAACAGAGTTAAGATCGAAGCTTCAATAAATACGACAATCGGTTCAGATCCAGTGGGTAGTGTTTCATATTGGACTTCAACGCAATACAATTCAAATGATGCTTGGATTTTTGGTTGGGTTAATGGCGCAAAAAGGGGAGCGACCAAAAATAATTCATATCCAGTTCGTCCTTTCTGTACCTATGAATACAATCCTGTTCCAAACGGTGTATATATTTACGATAAAGATAATAATCGTTACACAAAAGAAGAATGGGTATCATCTGGTAAAGGAGTGTCTGCTGTATGTGGTATAGGAATTTCAACCGATACTGATTCGTTTATGGTATCGACAGCCATAAGTGCCCAAAGCTATCCTTTTGGTGGGCGAGACACTTTGATTCCCAATGTACCGTTGTTAAGTTCTGATATACCAATCTCAAACTTAAGTAAAGCAACACATGGGTTTATTTACACTGATGTGATAATATCTGCTTTAGGAAGTGACAACGCACTTGCGGCAAAATATGCTAAGACATATGCGTTTGGGAATGGACAAAGTGGTTATTTACCTTCATTTGGTGAGGTAAATATTTTGTATTCTTACAGAACACAGGTGGAAGAGATTTTGCGTACATTGGGTCTTTCTTTATGGGGGAGCCAATATATTCAAACATGTACCCAGTTTGGACCTACTAATAACGCGGCTCTTTATTGGCAAGATGGAAAATCTCTTCAACCAGTTAAAAATAGCAGTTTTATAGTTTTGCCTTTTACTCTTCTTCCTTTATCTAATCTAACATCCCCTATTCAGAACGCTCTTGTAAAAATGACATCTGCATCAAACAATTATCAGCAGAATACAAATAACAATGGAGAAGCTGTTATTTCTGCTGCATTAGGCGTTGATTATGATTATGAGGTCAGTGCTGATGGTTATGCAACGCAGAACGGGAAAGTCGGTGTATTAAATGAAGCGAAAACAATTGAGGTTACTTTGCAACCTGCAGGAGAGCTTACAGTAGTTGTCCATAGGAACACATTAGACGGGGCAACTGACATTTCCAGCGTACAGGTTGTTGTGACTGAAAATAAGGAAGGAGGGGTGCAGATGGCTTCCGGTACAACTTCACAAAACGGGACAGTCGTTTTATTTGTACCAGACGGAAGCTATAAAGTAGCTTTTTCTAAAGATGGATTTGAAAGCAAAGAGGAAACGGTTGAAGTAAACGGGAAAACTGCGCTTAACACCTTCCTTTTGCAGATATACAATACTATTAATGTTCAGGTAAGAAGAGTTGGACAAATGCAAGGTATGCCAAGCCAAATCCAACTAAAGGACAGTACGGGGCTGGAGGTGATTCAGACTAAAAATATAACCACTACCGTAACGTTCGCCAATGTCGCATACGGACAGTATATCTTGTATGTACCGGAAGGGGATTTTTCCAAAGAAACATCCCAAAGCATTACTGTGAACAGTGAAGGAATGCAGGTGCAAGTAAACCTTACTCCGCTGTATATGGTGCAAGTAAAAGTAGACCCTACTGGTGGTAATGTGGAATTTACAGATTCAGAAGGGCAGAAGCATACAGGTTCGGCAGGGCCAGCAACATACACGGCACGGTTTGACAAAATTCCTGCGGGAAATTATCAGATTAAGATTACATCTTCCGGTTTCAGTGATTTTTCAACGACAGGAACTATAAGTGGAGTTTATCAAACAAGTGTGAATTTGGAATACACCCTAACTAAATCGAACAAGTTGGTGCAGATAACAAGTGACCAATCCTCTTACCAATTAGATACATCATATAAATACGTTTCCCTTTTAATAGTTGGAAGGGGAGGCGAATGCTTTACGCATTGGCAATCTTGGGATGAATTTGCATTGATGGGTGGAACAACTGGACAAATTGTGTATATTCCTAATATATTGATGTCGGATATTTCAAATGGCCAAATAAATAAAATTACATTTAGTTCTATACCAAATACAGGCAGTTGGACAGAAGGCACAGAGTATTCCATAAGATTAGGAATAACAACTTATGAAAACAAAGCCTATAATGGAAATGGTAGTGCTTACAATGATGCTGATTATCCTATGCCACAAGGATCCAGACTGAATAATTATCCTGTGTATAATGCAAAAAGTTCCGGTGGTTTTGCTGCCCATATGAGGGGTACATTCTATTGTAGTGGAAGCCCGGGAAGTCAGCCCGCAAAAGAAGAAAGTGCTTCTGACTTAGGACCAAGAATACTACCAGACGGTGCGCCAGGTGGAGACGGCAGATATGGATTTAAAAGTTCCTATGAAAATACTGTTTTTGGAGACATAACTGAACCTATTCAATCCTCAGTTGTTATTCCTGTCCAATCTATTTTTGGAGGTACAAGTAAAGGTGAACTGGGATATTTGAACACTCTATCTGGAAAAAGAACTGGTGCATCCGCATATGGAGGCGCAGGCTATGGTGGCTCTTATTATACTTCTCCAGACGGAGGAAAAACAAGAATTGCTGGGTATGGCTCTGGACAAGAATGTTCTCCGGCAGATGATGATGCGGGAAATATTACGAAACCAGGAGAAGGTATATTTTGTATATACTATCACAATGAACCTATTTGATAAACTAAAGGGAGAGTTTTAATTGCTCTCCTTTTTGCTTTGATTATAAAAGAAGTGCAAGTTTATCATGTTTGTGGAGAAAAGACTATCTTTGTTGGTAAGTATATACTTTGTTTTTAAACGTTTAAAAATTTCATAATCATGGATATAGTTAAAAGAACAGTAACAGCTAATTCTAATAAGCTGATAACTACTAACGGTGAGGCTGCGCCTTCTTTAATCAGTAGTGCATGGAACTTCGCTACAATCGAAGAAGACATTGTTCTGATTGATCAAAACGGACAAAAAGTTCCGTTTGTAATCATTCCTCTTTCAGAAGGAGATATCAAAGTGGTTCTTTCAGGTGGAATGGAATACACCATTTCAGAAGCGGAAGTGAGCGCAAATTTGGGGTCACCTCTTATGTACATGGTTCAGAAGATTTTGAAAGAAGGGACAACGGCAACCAACCTTAGTATAGGTTTTTAAGGAAAGGAATTGACAATGAATTTAATAGGAAATATTAATGCAATTCCTTTTAGGAGATTTAGGGGAGGGGGTGGAGTAGCTCCTATTCCTCCTTTTCCATCTATACCTGGTATGATTGCAAGGTATTCAGCATTAGGTCTTACTAATGAACAGATGGCTGCCAATCCTGTATGGGTTGATAAGACAGGTAATGGGCATGATTTGCAAATGAAGAATTTCGCTTGGGCTGGAATGAGCGGGGTTGGTGGGTATAAATACAATTTTTTATCTAATGATTGGAGTGCAGATGTTAATCAATTAAGTGTAGTCCTCAGTCATAAAATTGTTATCATTAACAAGAGAACTTCAATACAGCTTGTTAAATTGATCCGAAATGAACTGGAAAATACCATCAATATAACACTTAAAATAACCGGACTAGAAGCTAACGGTAGCTCTTTTAAGATTTATGATAACGTAGGCTCAAGTCATGCTCAGGAATATAATAAAGATGGTATATATCAAATAAATTATACTGCTACTGAAGGGGCTAATAGGATTTATTTCTATGTGCCTGGTGGTAATATGGGGCAATTGGAGAATCCCATCATCATCGAACAACTCCCCCTCTACCCCGGTGCACTTGTCTTTGACGGAGTAGACGATTATGGTGCCTGTGAGAACTTCCCTATTTTGACTAAGGAAAAGGGATATACGGTTGTGGCGTTGAGACAGTGGATTGAAGAAAAGAACAGTATAACAGCACTGGTATCTAATAGCAAAAATTGGAATCGGGATGGTGCGTTTGTATTTGAGTATAATAACTTAGAAAACAATTACCCCAATTTAGAAATCTCTTTTGGAAGCAATACCAACTTAGGTAGGGAAAAATCTTCTTTTACCTATCAAACGTCTAAACTGTATAATGGTAAAGAAATAAAATTTGGAGAGTTTTTAGGGAGTGATAAATTGATAGTTGCGAAGGCTAACGAAAATTTATCTCCATGCTCTAATGTTGCTATCTGGGAACTTGTATTTCTCGACCACGATGCCACCGAAGAAGAACTGACCAAGATCAAAGACTACTTTGTTAAAACCTATCCCTGGCTCTTCCCCAACCAAGCATGGACAGTGGTAGGCAAAACCAACGAGGACGAAGATCGTGCTACTATTGCCAACATTACGGGCAATGGTAATGATCTTATACTGTCTAATTTTGGGTTTATCGAAGGAAGTGGCTACAATAAAGAAGGGGAATATGCTGGCTATCTAGTTACTGATGGGGTGGATGATAAGATAACTTCGTCTATATTTGAAATGGGTAATGATTGGACTGTAATAGGAGATTGGGAGCTTATAAATACAGGGAAAAAAGACAATGCTGGTATTGTAAAATTTGATAGTATAGTCATTTATAATTATAATCCAATACTCATTAATATAAAAAATGGTAGAAATAATTTGATTCCCGATCAAAATACCGTTAATGCAATTTGTTCTGATGGCAGGATTTATTCAAAAGACTGGAAAGAATCTATTTATAATGAAGAAACGGAATCTACCAGTAAAAATTTCTTAACTATAGGATATTCAGGTAACAGTTATACTAAAATTGCTTTCAAAAACTTAGCGATTTATCCTACAGTCCTTTCCAAGGAAGATTGAATAAAAGCATATAACTATTTACAAACTTTAAAAGCAAAATAATTATGGTGTACGCAATTGTAGATTTATTATGGGCAAAATCACATGGTATTGAAATACTGCCCGAAATGAGGACGAGTGTAGATCAGAGCAAGGTGATCCTTCATGAGGAATACCTTGCACCCTTCGATGATGAAGATTTTCCTCGCTATAGTTTTAGTGATCCGTCTTTTGTCGAACTACTGAATAGTGAAGAATGGACTTATCCAGAAGGAGAACAACCAGTAATTAACAGACAATTCAGTAGATTGCTTGCTCTGAACGAACTGGATAAAGAAGCTACAGAAGAGATAAATACATATGACCTTACCCCTTCGGAAGCATTGAAGGTAAAAGATCGCTATCCTGAATGGACGATTGGAATAAACGTCAAAACCGGTGAACGATACCGAGTTGAAGATGTCCTTTGGGAATGTATCAAGGATCATAAAACACAGGAAAATTGGAAACCGTCTTTATCTACAGCTTCTCTTTGGAAAGTTGTTGTAGAAGGACATGAAGGTACAGAGAATGATCCTATTCCTTACACACCACCTATGGAGATATTTAATGGCAAATATTACACGCAGAATGGTGTGAAGTATAAATGTACAAGAGACAGTGGACAACCTTTGTCACACAACTTGTCAGATTTAGTAGGACTTTACGTTCAAAAGGTATAACAAAACAATTCAAATTTTTAAGGAATGTCACAGGAAATCTACAATAAAACCGTATTCAAACGGTTCTTTGAAGAAAACGATCCTGCCGTAATGGAATGGGCGGAGAATGTACTTGAAAAAGTATCTTCGCCCGGCATTCTTCCTACTTTCATAAAGAAGGACGGTGAGGATTTTAAGGCATATTGGGGAACAGTCTGTCACATATTTGCCCTTGTTGTATTGTATGCAAAGCAATACAATGAGATTGATACGAATAAGATTCTGTTTGAATTGTTTATTGAAAACAGAGGACTTGTGACAGATGAAGTCGATACACTTGAACAGATGAGGTATCTGTTCGACAATTATGTAAAAGAATACCGGAAAAGAGGAACACTTGATATTGTAAATAAAGAAGGTACAATACTTGGCGAGCTTCTTCGCCTTATCCGGTATAAGTCGGAAGAAGAATTTATCTTTGCTCTTTTGATGGCACGTGACACAGGATGGACAATGGGTTACAGTTCTCCCACATGGAACAGAACCGATACTGTTTTGAATGTTACAAAGGGATATGAGACAACTACGAGTGTAACGGATTTGAATGCTTATCCTTTGGTCAATCCTACAGGTGTTGTTATTGTGGATGATATAGACAACAATGGCACTCCTATACAGGTAATGACTTTCGTTGGAAATGCTTGGGTGGGTATTTCTTCTGAAATTGACAAAACGAAGCTCCTTCCTATTTCAGAAAATCTTTCTTATCAGATTTCTTTTAAGGTTAAAACATCTTCCACAAGCAACCAAAATTTGAAATTCGGTGTGGAAGTGTTTAACGAAGCTGTTCAACCTATGATATGTAAGGAATCTTACGGAAGTGTGGATAGCAATAATTTTGTTTCAGGCAGCAAAGGAATCCTGGAATTTCCTGTAGCCGGAGTGTATTATGAATGCCGGGCAATTCTGTCAAGAAAGAATAGAGCATACGCGAAGCAGTTAGAGCTTAATTTCCCGAAAGGGAGAGGGCTTCAAATGAAAGACGGAATGAAATTCTTGTCATTAAGTCTTTCGCAAGACAGGTCAAATCCTTCCTCTTCCGTGTATATTTATGATATAAAGATAAAACCGCTTTTCCTTCCATTCTATCAAGGTAATTTAGGGGAAAAGGACGTGATAGCTGCTTATTATCTTAATAATTCCCTTACAAGCGAGGAAGGAGTAAAAGGATTTACAGAAGATTACCTTGTTACCTACAAAAACATAATGGGTAGTGAGGATATTCAGCCTTTGAAAGAGAAGAATGTTATTTTCAAAGTATTGTCGGATAGGGGAGCTTACATAGAAGGAGCTTCTATTTCCATTTTAGACAAACGTCTTGTGACGGACAGAAACGGGGAAGCATCTATTGTACTTTATCCTGGTGATTATTCTATTGATGTGGAGAAGTCTTTGTTCATGAATATAGAAGATAGATTGTTTCAGGTATTGGAAGACGATGAAGAAACGCAGGTGGAATATATTCAAATGCAAGGAGATGTGTATGAAAGAAAAGTCACGTTCGTTGTAAGGGACGAAAATGAAAGACCTATACAAAATGCCCTTGTTACTTTTAATGGTGAATTTAAATATACGGATTCTTCTGGTAATGCCATATTTATGGCTTTTCCTGGCTTATACCCTTATACTGTAAGCAAGACGGATTATTATACCATAAGTAAGAACATCAATGTACAAGACGATCAATCCGAACCTGTAACGCTTATATTGATACCAAGATATACGATTACATTTACGGTGACAAATTCATCTACTGGCGCAGTGGAAGGTGCAAATGTGACACTTACCGCAAAGGACAGACTGACAACAGAGGATACTCTCGCTTATTCGGAAAGCAAAAGAACGGGCACGAATGGGAAAGTGACATTCACGAATATATTGGGAGGCGATTACACTTATCTTGTTGAAAAGCAAAACTGGATTCCTGTAAATGGGGATGTTGTTGTGGACAGTAATAAGGATATACAAGTGAGCTTCAACCCTATGCCTACTTTTAACATGACGTTTACTGTAAATGATTACAACACCTTTACGGGAGAGAAAAAGCCTTTAAATGGAGCTACCGTAAGATTTGCAGGTTTGACAAAACAGACTTCTGACAATGGACAGGCTGTTTTTGAAGGAGTGTTGGGGGGAAAATATTCTTATGATGTATTTTACGACAACAATCATCAACGGGTATATGTGGAAAACTATGAGTTTTATAATAATTCAAACCTTACGATAGACTTGAAACAGCTTACCTATAAGACTACTATCAAGGTGTATGGCGCAGGAGGAACAGTCGTTGAAGGTGCGAAAGTAAATGTGAACGGTAAAGATTTTACACAAAAAGATTCTTCCGGTATTGTATTGGAACTTCCTAATGGAGTATATACCGCTATTGCTTCTTATGAGGAATACGAGGACAGGGAACAGCAGTTTACTGTGAACGGAGCTGTACAGGTGGTGAGCATTTATATGGATCAAACCTTGTATGATCTTACATTTGTTGTAACAGAGGATAACGGTATTATTTCCAATGGTACAAGAATAACACTTAACAGGGGAGGTGCAGGAGAACAAACAGGTTTGACAAGTAACGGACAGATCAAATTCTCTGTTCCGAGAATGCGTTATGATTGGGTGGCTTCGAAGCAATATTTCAGTGATCAGACAGGGGTTGTGCAACCAAATGACCTTCCAAAGACGGTGAATGTTGCAATGCCAAGAAAAGAAACGAGAGTGCAGTTCTATGTTTATAATTCCGATACAGGGCTTCCAGTTTCAGGAGCTTCTGTAAAACCAGAAGGGCTTAGTACGCAAAATACAGGGTCGGATGGTACAACGACTTTTATGATGCAGATGGGGAAAACTTACAGATACGAAGTTTCCGTTTACGACTATCAGCCTACGGAAGGTTCTGTTACAGTTAATCAGGAATCAATGCCACAGCAAAGGGTAGGTGTTTCCAATAAGACTTACAGTGCCCATATTACAGTGAAATCCCGAAATGGATATAACATTAATCGAGCTTACGTAACTTATGGAGGAAAGAGTGGGTACACCAACTCACAAGGACAGCTTACACTTACTGGAATACAATCAGGGTCGTATAATGCCACTTGTACGGCAGACAATTATCAATCCCAAACGAAAAACAATATTGCAATATCGGGAGCTGACACGTATATAGATTTCACTCTTGACTATGAGCTTACGACAACTTATATTTATCTTAGAAAGGAAAATGTATTGCAACCTTATGCTTCCGTGAATATAAGAACTACCGCGCCTGACGGATCGTCTTATTACAGTGGTACAGATCAGACAAATGGAAGTGGTAGGATAACGGTTTCTTCTCCTTCTGGAGGTTATGTGTATGCTTCCGCTACGGATTCGGAATGTGTAGGGACAGGGGATGAATCAACGAACGCAGGAGGGAGCAGTATTTACCTTTATCTTTGGAAAGCTCTTATCGTTTCTTATAGCGGATCGCCTCAAACGCCATCTGTATCAAATGGCGTTTATGAAATAGTGGGGAGAGAAGTAAGGGTACAAGGCGGAAGTAGAAATACAAGTAACCCTTCTACTGTGTATGCCAATTTCAGAAATCATACAAGAGCTACTGCAATCAAACAGTGGCCCGAATCATTTTCTATTCAGGGAAGTTCTGGCACTTATAATGTGGACGCTGCCGGCGGCAACCATTCTGCCTTTAGAGGATGTACAAGTCTTTCATCGATTGCAACAAACACAATTCCTTCTATTTCAGGGGGTGTTATCTGTTGGTTTAGAGATTGCACAAGTCTTAGGTCTATTCCTTCTGGTTTGTTTACCAAAATGACAGGTAATTCTTGTGCGGGTGCTTTTTGGAGCAGTGGGGTTACAAGTCTCCCGAGTGGTCAACTTGTTCCTACTTCATGTGTTTACCATTCTTCCTTGTTTAGAAGTTGTAAGAGTTTGACTTCATGCGTTGGCAATGGTACTTTTGGAAGGGGAGGTGGCACAGAAGATTTCCATGCTGTATTTTTTGAATGTACGGCTTTGAAAAATACAGGAGGTCAATCAGCTACAAGTTCTCCATTTAGCAATTCAACGAATGCACAGTATATGCAATATACATTTCAAGGCTGCACAGCCATAACCGAACTTCCGGTATTATGGTTCAGATATTGCACAAACATTGTTTCTTTTGTTGGTTGCTTTGTCGGTTGTACAAGTCTTGTCGACGGCTGGTCTACCGCTATGTTTTCTTACTCTTCGAAGGCAACAAATATGCAGTCATTGTTTGAGGATTGTACTTATTTGTCTATTCCTTATGGACAGGGACTTCCGTCAAGTGTAATAAACGCTTCAAGAATGTTTGCGAATTGTAGGAATTTATCTGATATATCTTCTTTTAATATGAAGAATGGAAGGTTGCAGAATGCAGAAAGTATGTTTGAGAACACGGGTGTGAAACAAATTCCCGCTAAGTTCTTTAATGATCTTACGACACTTACCAATCTTAGGAGATGCTTTGCAGGATGCACGTCACTCACTTCTTTTGGAAGAACAGGGAATTATGTAGGACAACCAGGAACATCTGCACGACCTGTGAATGTGGATATAGGAAATCAGTTTAATAATACCAATTTTGAGAATATCAGTGGTAATTTGAATTGTACTGAAATGTTTGCAAACTGTACAAATCTTTCTTTAGGAACAGAACAGACCTATGCAGTTTCATACACATCCCTATACGATAGGTCAGTGGCAGGGGTAGGAAAGGTTAATATGGACAGAATGTTTTATGGTTGCTCGAAACTTGGAACTGTCCCTGTTATTCAAATCCTTACAGGATCATCCAATTATGTAAAGATAACGGAGTCTGGGAACAATAACGTAACAAGTCATAGCCAGACTTTTACAGGTACGAATTGCGAGGGTGTCCCAAGTGGATGGAAATAGTAAGTCAAAAATAATTAAAATATTGAGTATGAGCAAGTTAAATGTTAGTAGAAATGTTTTTTTAGAGAAAGAAGAACTTTCAAATATGATTTCTTTCTTTGCTACAGCACCGCTTATGAAGGCGGTGCTACAGGCATCTTATTCTTTTGGGATGATTACGAATGACCCATTTAAGATCAATCCTAATACAGTTAACAAACCAGTAGAAGATGAAAATCTTGTAGAACCTTTTAAAGTGGAAACAGGAACAAACTCTGGCACTATTAAGGTACTTCCTGGGATGGCTCTTACCAGTGCCGGGAACTTTATAGATATCAATGTAGAAGACAACATCGTTGTGCCGAATGACAGCAATTTCTATTGGGTGAAGATTGCTTACAAAACAAGAAATTACGAAAAGGGATATGTAAGCGTAAACTCACAAGGTGTTGTATCGGGTTCTGTTGATTTTACCGGAAAAGTAAGAGGACAATCTTCATCAACTCCCGTTTCTATCCGGTTTGAAAAGCAAGATGGTTCTGTTCCACTTAACAATGGGGTTTATCAGATCGTAAATGTGATCGATAATCAGAACTTGCTACTTACGTCTGCTTCTACTTTTGTTGCAGAATCCAATCTTCGGGTAATTGTGTTGGGTACACTTCCTTTGGGAGGCGTTTTGACACAAGAACAAAGAGATGGTTTGTACACTTATGACGATTATGTTATTTCTTTAGTACCGGAAGTAAGTCTTTCCACACCTCCTGAAAAAGAAGCAGATGAATATTATATTGCACGTGTTCAAAATTCAGGTGGATCGGTATCGGTTTACAACGAAGTGAAAAGCGAGTATTGGTCACTGGGAAATATTTTTATGTCAACTTCTAAAAGTTAAGGCTTATGTTACGGTTTTATTACACGACAAGCGCAGGGTACAATAATCAACAAACTAAGATTTCCGATTCTTTGGGTGGGTACAAATCATCCACCCCTGTACCCAATGACATGTTTAGCAATTTATTTGATGAAATAAGCCTTAATTTGGCTTCAAATCCTCGTGAGCAATATATTGCACTTATTTTGAAAAATGAGGGCACAGAAACGCTTAAAAACGTTAATATGTGGTTTTCTGCCGTAACGGAGAATCCGTATGGGAAAATCATGGTAGGAGCAATAGGAATGAACAAGGATGAAAACGACAATCCGGTTACACCAAGAACATCTTCTATTTATGAGAAGCCCTATTGGATTCAATTTTATGACGCAACAGAAGACGATAAAGTTACATTGGGTGACATTGAATCGGATGCTGAAATTTGTTTGTGGTTCTCACGGGTACTTGATGGAAAAATTATTCGAGAAGACTATAACAATGTGGCAGAGAGAGATACGAACACCCAAAACCGCTATAAGAAGGTTGAAAAAGAGACCGATGAGATTTTTAACATTAATTTGGTTTGGGAATAGTTACAAAAGTTGTAGTTTTGTCAGCGAGACAGGGGAACAAAAACTTCCCCTTCTTTTATCACTTAAAATATACAACTTTTGTATGCAATGATTTTATAATCTAATTTCGACAGCAATGACAAGACGAGAAGAATTTGAAACGATTTATGAATACTTACAGGGGAAACTGACAAATAACCCGAAGTACGAGTTTCATGCAAAAAGAAAGGACAGGGAAAGGATAAAAGATTTTCTTGAAAATGAAATAGTGGGGAATCTTTGGAACTATCTTACTTTTCAATTTAATAGGCAGGTTTTTATTTTGTCGGTGTCGAAATTGAGTATTATTCCTCTTCCTAATGTGATAGGGAAAGCAGCTATTGAAAGATGGAGAAAACGAACACAAAAGGATATGTGGTTTACCTCTAAATTCGTTATGGAATACGATCTTAGAAACCCTATCCAGAAAGAAGAAGCCTTGTCTGATTCCTATTTGGATAAAGAAAGACAGCTTTATTTTGATTCTCCGAGAGGATACATCCTTTGTGAAAGCTATGATGGGTTTTTGTATCATGAAAAGAAATGCAAAGGATGCAGGTATATAAAATTGTGTGAAGAAAAATATAAGGACAGATGAGAAAAAGAAGAAAGGAACTTGAAGTTAAAATTGTCCCTTGTTTTTACGATACGAAAAGAGCAGAGCTTTTGATCGTAAGGTACGGATGGTTTGGAAACCCTAAGTTTGTAAGGAGTTTCGGGTTTATCTATCTTTCGAGTAAGGAAAGTGAGAAAAAGATGGACTATGTGTGTGAATTAATAGATAGGTTTAACAGAATACAAAGTTTAAATTGTTATGGAAGAAAAAGTAATGTATGACGTGCGTTCAGCACTTATGACAGGTGAAATTAAAGAAGTAAAAAAATGGGAAACAACTACTTTCAGAGGTCTGGAGTATATCATCCCGGAAGGAGAACGTGAAATGGCTAAAATTGGCAGAGATGTGTTTTTCACAAAAGAAGAAGCAAAGAAAGCTATTAACGCAACGGTTGATAAGAGAGTTCAGTATCTTGAAAATCAGATTGAAAGAATTAAAAGCTATAAGTTTGAGTAACGTGCTGAAAAAGAAGGAGAAATACGAATATCGTCCTTGTAAAAGATGTGGTGAAAATCATTACATCTACAATAGGATGAAGTGGCTCTGTAAAGATTGTGACACAGAAACAACCAAAGAACGTAGAGGTGACCTTCAATCCTTATTTACGGAGATATGGCAGGAAAGACCTCATGTTTGTGTAAAATGTGGAAAGCCTTTGGGGGATGAACCAAAAGCTATTTTCTTTTCGCATATCAGATCAAGAGGAGCAAGACCGGATTTGAAGCTGGATAAGAACAATATCGAACTTCTTTGTTCCGCTTGTCACAGATTACATGAATTTAACGAAAGGGAAATCGTATGAAAAAGATTCTTGTATTGACGGTATTATCGTTTATTCCCCTTCTTGTTTCTGATGCAAAAGTTCTTCCCACTACGAAAGAGGATAGGGACAGGGTTGTGTGGGAAAGGTTGGTTCATGCCATTTGCATGGTTGAATCCGGTTGCGATGATAAAGCAAAGAACAAGGTAAGTTCCGCTTCCGGTAGGTTTCAGATGTTGAAGGTCTATGTGGATGAGGTAAACCGGATAAAAGGGAAACATCTTTATTCTTACAAGGACAGGTTCGATCCTGTAAAGTCAAGAGAGATGTTTGAAATATATCAATCCCATCACAACCCTACCAAAGACATAGACAAGGCGATTGTTCT